TTACCATCCGGTCAACACGCGGGGGGGGTAGGGGTGCCCCCCTAGGGGCCCGCGCGCCGCGCGTCCCCTGTGACCCCGTCTGCCGGAGTACACCCAGTCTACCACACACCCACCCGGCAGCGCAACCCCCTCTGCGCTGCGAGTCTGCGCACCCCGGCCGGCGTACCCCGCACCCTGCCTACCCGCCCCTCCCCCGGCACGTGCACGCCCTGCGCACCCACACCCCACCTACCCCCTGTGCCCTAGCCCCCTGCTGCTGCCCACACCCCTGTATATGCGGCACCCCCGTGTGCAGAACTCAGGCTTGACACGTAACCACGGTGTGGTGTAGCGTCGCCTTTACACGGAACACACCGACGAAAGGAACGTCATGTCCATCACCAAGCGCATCGCAGCCGGCTTCTTCCTCATCGCAGCTCCGGCTGTCATCGCGACTCCGGCGTGGATCGCTTCGGCTGATCCGATCACGTTCGATCAGTCCTCGTTCCCGTGCGAAGAGGACGAGGTGCTCGGGTTCAACCCCGAGTTCGGCCCCGACAAGGTCGGTTGCATCCACGTCGACAGCCTGCGCTGATCGACCCAGCTGATCGAGCCCCTGGCCTTCGGGTCAGGGGCTCTTTCGTGTGCATGGGGGCTTGACACGTAACGCGGTTACGAGTAAAGTCATGGTTGTTCGAGGGAAACGCCCTCGACGGGAGGGGGAAGACCCGATGATCAGCAGCCACCGCCCGATCAAGCCGCAGACCTCGGCCTCGGTTGCCGATGTCGTGTCGTACCTCGGCTCGTTCGAGATGTTCAAGGCCCCAGTTCCGAAGGCGGCCGTCCACGAGACGGAGGTGGTGTGGACACCCAGCAACCATGGGTACCCGTACTTGGCCAAGTGCTCGTGCGGTTGGACGTCGCGACGGTACGCCGCGGAGCACGCGGCTAAATACATGGCGGATGACCACGTGTCAGCGGCTTGACAGGCGGCCGCACCAGAGACCCGGCTTCGGCCGGGTTTTTGTTTTGGGGTCGAGGACTTGACTCGTAACCGTGGATGGTGCATACTAGGTACATGACCGCAGCACTCATCATCATCAGCTTCATCCCGGTGATGCTCCTGGTGATCGCGGGTTACGCGGTCGTCAGCTGAACTTGACACGTAACCGTCTAGAGAAAGGACCCGGATATGGCCACCATCTACCAGTGCCCGCTCCGACTCGTCAGCAGCCATGTGACCGTTGAGTGTTGGGCCGAGGATCAAGGCCGACGCGCTAAATGCCGCGGCTGCGGATCGGCTATCCGAGCGATCGAAGGACACGCCGTGCTGATCCCGCACAGTGGGGGTTCCGGGCGCTACAGCCTGGACGATGCGGTTCGCGTGTACGCGACGCTCAACGCGGCCCGGAAGGCTGCAGATCGAGCGTTCGAGGAGAACCCGGGGTCCAACCTGGTCGCCCGATTCCTCGAGGCGCGGTGAGCGCATGAGCGTGCGTCTGCTGGATCTGTTCTGCGGTGCCGGCGGCGCGGGCCGCGGGTATCAGCTCGCGGGGTTCCACGTGACCGGCGTGGACATCAACCCGCAGCCGAACTACGCCGGTGATGAGTTCGTGCGAGGAGATGCGCTGGAGTACCTGGACGCGCACGGGCATGAGTTCGATGCGATCCACGCGTCACCGCCGTGCCAGTCGCAGACCGCGTTGACCAAGGGCACGAACAAACGGGCATACGGCGGCACGTACCCGAACCTGATCCCGCAGACGCGCAAGCTTCTGATCCAGTTCGACGTGCCCACCGTGATCGAGAACGTACAGGGCTCGGAGGTTCGACGTGACCTCGTGCTGTGCGGCGAGATGTTCGGACTCGGCGTGATCCGGCACCGGTATTTCGAGCTGGACACCGAGGTTCCGCAGCCGGCGCACGTACCTCACCGCGGGCGTGTGGCGGGGTACCGGCACGGTCGTTGGTACGACGGCCCGTACTTCGCTGTGTACGGGGACGGAGGCGGTAAAGGCACCGTTGCGCAGTGGCAGCAGGCTATGGGCATGGACTGGACGGACGTGCGGAAAGAGATCGCGGAGGCTATTCCGCCGGCGTACACCCGGTTCATCGGGGAGCGCCTGATGGATTATCTGCGCCGGCAAAATGCTGCGTGAAATTCTTTTGGACACCCACTTGACTCGTAACCGGCGATGCGCTTATGATTGAGTCATCCCGATCGGGGAGGTCCCCCGAAGCCCGAGAGCCGGGTAAGCCCCGGCCACTCACCTAGTCCGAGGTAAGCCCTCGGTTACCGAGCACATCAGTCCCCGGAAGGGCCGGCGGACAGAAAGGGGTTCCGAAATGAACAGCACCGTTAAGCAGGCCATCGCCCTCGGTCGTGAGGCCGGCGTCCAGGTCCAGCCCTGGGGCGGCGATGAGGTCCGCCTCAACGGCGGGATGATCATGTCCGCCTCGGACGCGATCGGCTGGGGCATCCGTCGGGCAGCCGCCCGGTAACCCCCGGGCTCTGAGCCCTCGGCCTTCGGGTCGGGGGCTCTTCTCATGCCGGTCGTCGTCTCACGAAATACCGACCGAAATTCGTTTGAATACTGACTTGACACGTAACCGGGTCACCGGTTAAAGTCATAACCACAACAAAACAAAGGCCGGCAAGATTCAGGCGAGCCCAGACCGCGCGTTGACCCTGATGCAAATCCCGTGTAATGCGGAGCCTCGGCCCACAACATACTTTGAAGTCCAGCTTTGAGCCGTTGCACGTGGCTACGACGAGCTGGCACGAGCAGGCAGGATCGCTCAGCCGACATCACCGCGCTGACCGTGTTCGATTCACGGCTGCTCACGTACGCACGCTGACTTGATTCGTAATCAACCTAGGAGGTCACCATGATCATAACCATCGCCAAGGCTGAGGATCGTCGAGACCTGGACGCCTCCGTTCGGGAGATCTACGACGAGTTCAGCACCGCCGCGGACACGATGCAGCGCGTGCGCTACACGATGTTGATCCGCGGCGGCGCTAACGCGCTCCATCGATTCGGAAGCATCATCGTCCCTCAGCTCCGTGAGGACATGGGCGAGCCTGTCGTCGTCAGGTTGGACGACGCGTCATGACCATCCACATCGCATCGCGCGGGCCCGCTGGCTGGACAGCCCGGGTGCTGTTCACCGCGGGCACCGTGCTCACGGTCGTCGACGAGCGAGGCCGACGGCACCTGATCGACACATCCAAGACCACTACACGCCGCGTGTCCGCGGCTTGACACGTAACGAGAGGAACACCATGACCAGCACACACGCGTGGTTCGCCGCGCTCTCGACCCCGGAGCTTCAGCGCATGGTCACCTCGGTGAACCGTGTCGCGGCTGCTGCCGCTGCTACCGAGCTCGCGCTGCGAGGAGAGACCCGATGACCATGAGCGATGCAATAGACCTGATCAACGACGAGCGCGTGAAGTGGCTCCTCTTCTGCGAAGAGGCCGCGGCCCGCGGCGACGAGAAGGGCTGCCTAGTCGGTGGGGCTCGGGCCAGCGGCCTGGCAGACGCGCTGGTAATCCTGGCGAAAGCGGGTTCCTGATGAACGAGACAGAGCTCAGAGCGTTCAACCAGATCATCGCGGCGTCGTACTCGCCGGCTGAGCTTCGCAAGCTGTACCGGCGGAGTAACCCGGGCCTGCCGCTGAGCATCGAGCTGGCGTTGTCGGTCGGTGCGATCGTCGCGGGTGCTGCGCTGGTGTTCCTGATCACGAAAGCGGTGGGGCTGTGAGAACCGGCGAAGCGCTTGAACTCATCATCAAGCGAATGGAGAACGGCTGGTACTACCCGTTCGGGCTCGGCTACAACAGCCTGATCGACTGGGCCGGACACCCAGGGGAGAGGAAGCGATGAGCGGGGAGTGGTTCGAGACCGAGTACGGGGCGATGCACCACTCGGACAACTGGCAGCTGGTCGCGAAGACCAACGGGTCGTACGACCTGTACCAGTTCGAGAGGGGTGACAACCCGTTCTGGTTCAAGATCCTGAACACCGATCTGGAGACAGCGAAGGTGTACGTCGAGTTCGTGGAGCGAGAGGACGTGGACGCGTGACCACTCCAGGCCAGGTTTCGCCTCCCCGGGAGGATGGCGCAACGCCTCCCGGGGAGCTGCGACTCACCGATCGTTGCGACGCGTGCTCTGCCGCGGCTATGGAGCGCTGGGAGAACGGTCAGTTCGAGCTGCTGTTCTGCAAGCACCACGCCACCGTCCACGCTGAAGGGTTGTTCACCGCATCGTGGGTGCGGACTGAGTCGTGGGCGTTCGTCCGGGAGAACCTAGCGGGAGCCGTCGGACTAAAGAGAGTGAGGCAGGTGTGCGAGGCATGAGGATTTGCAGGCACTGCGGAGTGCGTATCGAGTTGATCGAATGCGCTGACGGACACGATCGGTGGATGCACAAAGTGCAGCGCTACACCCCGCCTATCCCGCCGTCGATATACGTGGGGTGCGACCTTCCGCGTTTGGTGGCTGAGCCGTGATTCAGGTTCATTTGCAAGGAGAGCGATGACTAAGCGCCTGGCCTTCGTCGTCTGGTTCATCGTCGGCGCTGTGATGCTCGCGGCGGTCCTGGTAGCCCCGTCAGCGCGTGCTGACGGGTTCTCCGGGTGCGAGCACCGGTCGGTGTCTCACCAGCTGGAGCACGGCGGTCTGAGGGCCGATTCTGACTGGCACGTGGCCCACGGTGACCTGCCGACGTGCGATCCGGAGAAGAAATCCGAGAGCAAACACGACTCAGCCGGCCCGGGCAAAGACCGCGGGAAAGACAAGAAGAGTCGCTACTGCCGAAAAAGGATCTGGTGTTGAAGACCTGTAACAAATGCTGGGAAACCAAGCCCCTATCGGAGTATCACCGGAACAAGAAGGCTAAGGACGGCCTTCTGAACCAGTGCAAGGAATGCAAGCTCGCCTACATGGCGAAGTACCACGAAGACAACCGTCTGGAGCTGAACGTCAAGCAGCGTCTGCACTACGAACGAAACAGGGACAAGGTAGTGGCGAAGCAGCGCGAGTACGCTCAGGCGCACCGTACCGAAAAGGGCGCGTACGACAGGGCCTATAAGGACTCTCGCAGGCAATCTGACCCACTAGCCTTCCGCATCTACGCGGGTCGCAATAGGGTCCGACTGGCTGGTGCCAGCGTCGAGGACTTCGACTCGCTCGACCTAGAGCTCTACTGGCTCTGCAACGGGATCAGCGCGGCGAGGTGCTACTACACCGGGGAGCTGCTGGGCCCCGACTTCCACCTTGATCACAAGACGCCGCTCTCCCGCGGCGGTGCGCACACTCTGGACAACCTAGTCCCGTGTTCGCCGTTTGCCAACGTGGGCAAAAAGGATAGGACTGAGCCGGAGTACAGGGAGTTTTTGCGATCCCGAGCGTGTCAGACCAGGTAGACGCGCCAGCTTCGCTGCGGATCGAGTCGTGGTCTGGTAGCTGTAACGCCGGTATCGGTTGTGACGATGCCGGTTCAGCTACGAACTTAGTGACGTTTGACACTTGCGCCGGACTAGATCAAGTGGTCTACTTTCTCCCACGGGGGAAGAGTCCCAGATCTGGGACACCAGAAAACTACGTCGCACTGTCAAGTATCGAGGGGGTTGTGCCTTGCGCTGTAACAAGATGCAAGATACGTTGGTCTGTAATACAAGGAGGACCGATGAGAACCACCAGAGAACAGCTCCCCCGCCTCTCACTAGAAGTGATTGAGGCTCTGAAAGCTACGGGGGAGACTGAGGCGGATATCGCTCGGATGTACGGTGTGACACCGCAGGCTGTTTCATGGCACGTCCACACGTACGGAGGCAAATTGACCGCCCGGCAGGTTATCCGCCGCGAATACCCGTTCAAGGTACCAGAGCCTCTTTCTCAGTGCACGCCGCATAAACGCCTGAGGGATCATGGCGAATACATCGCCACACGCGGCAAAGGTATGAAAGAATACAAGCTGAAACGTCTCCGGTCGTTTTACCGGATGCTTCGTGAGAACAATTGGGTTGTCGAGTTTGATCCGAACATCCCGCCTATACCCGGCGTCAGCAAACGCGGGGGTTGGGCATACAGGGAGCGCCAGGAATCCGACGAAGACCTACTCATCAGAGTCAACGAATACACAACTCTGTCCGAGATCGGACGTCATCACATCTGGCGTTTCCCGAGCGTGGAGCCCTGATAACCACCCGCCCCTTTTCTTAGAAGAATGGTTTGCACCGCATGTTCGAGATCACTTCCCGAGTTATCGGTAAGACAATCGTCCCTACTCTGAACGTGGTTAAAGACGCGTATATCCGCGCTAATACACTCGATCTGGTCCCCGGAATTCGCGGACTCCACGTTTACCGCTCTACGTGGCTAACCGACGACAGCTACCTTTACCGGGAAGTGAAAGAATTCATCGACAGGTATTGCGAGCCTGATGCAGTCGAGCGCGAAGAGCGTCACGGCGACAAATACATCATGGGCGAAATCGGGGAATTCATGAAGTACATTCTCCGTCGCGAATATCAGCCCGCGGACTTCAACCCGTGCCCGTTGCTCGTGGAGCTGGGCCTGGCCAAAAAGCGGCGCTGCAGCGCGGCCCGCAAACCTAAAGAGGAGGCAGCATCATGAGCAACCCGAGCACCTGCCAGCACCATCGCGTCGACAACGAAACCTGGAAGTGCGAGGCGTGCGGCAATCAAATGATTGAACAGTCCATCGAGGCAGAGACGGCCCTGACCGCGCCTAACCTGGCTGCCGGTACCGGTGTCTACGTCCCAGACCGCACTCGTCAGCGCGAGGTGATCGTCGGGTACACCGTTCGTTACACCTGTGAACGCTGCGAGTACGACGGAGATTTCTTCAGCTCGAACGGGGATTACGTCGTCAGTTGCGGTCAGGATCATGAGGGCGGCTAAGTCCGTGTAAAGGAGGCTTAATGAGCAACATCTGGGATCAGCCGGCGTATCAACCCGGCTACTACCCGCAAGCCGACGCGGCCGCTCGTGCGGCCAAGCGGAAAGGCCGTATCGAGGGATGGCTGGCTCTGGGAGCCATCGTGGCACTGATCGTGCTGATGTCGATCAGCCCCAGCCACGCGCTACTCGTGGTGCTCGGGACCGCGTACTTCGTCCCGACGATCGTCGCGTACTACCGGAAAGCCTCGCTGAAGCAGCCTGTCGCTGTGATCAACGTGTTCCTCGGCTGGACGTTCATCGGATGGGTTGTGGCTCTCGCGATGGCTGTAAAACGTTAAGGAGGTGAGATAAATGTTCGACGACGAATACGACGACTACTGCTGTGACCGGTGTGATCACCCGAAGAACGAGCACACCGACGACGGCGTCTGCCACGTCTACGAGATCCCGAGTATCGGGTTTTTCGAGGCGTGCATCTGCGACGGTGTTTCTCGTGGCTGACAACTTGACTCGTAACGAGCTGTTTCCGCGCCCATGCACCAAGTGCGGGGAGATCAGACACAAGCACGAGTTCTACAAGGACAAGTACCGGGCTGACGGTCGGCGAGGGAACTGCATCCCATGTAATCGCGTCAAGAACAAGGCGTATTACGCGAATAACCGGGAGAAGGAGCTGGATCGCCGCCGCGAGTACAACCGTCAGTACAGCAAGGACCATCCGGTACCTCCGGAGAAGCGTCGGGAGCAGTACCTGAAGCATCGAGACAAAGTCCTGGCCGGCGATAAGGCCTATCGACAGTCGAGAGCCGCAGCTGACCCGTTATGGGCTCGGTTGAAGAAGGGCGCGAGCTACGCGCGCAAGTTCGGCGCGCCGGTCGAGCGGTTCGACTCTATCGATCTGGAGCTCTACTGGCTCTGCAACGGGATCAGCTCTACCCGGTGCTACTACACCGGGGAGCTTCTGGGGCCAGACTTCCACCTCGATCACAAGATGCCCGTGTCACGGGGCGGTGCCCATGCGGTAGACAACATTGTCCCCTGCACATCCTGGGTGAACGTCTCTAAAGGGCCTAGGACTGAACAGGAGTACCGAGAATGGGCAGCAACGAGAGCCTGACGTACCGCTACGAGAAAAAGCCTCGTAGCGTCTCACAGTTGGGCCAGTGGGAAAAATGTCCGCTCGCGTGGAAGTTGACCAGGATTGACAAAAGCTGGAGACGGCCGGCTGCTTGGTTAGGGCAAGGAGTTGCAGTTCACGCGGTGGCTGAGAAATACATGCTCTCGAAGCTCGCCGGCTCACCGCTGACGCGCGAAGAGTGCTATGAGATCTTCAAGGCCGAGTACGCCGACGGGATCAACGAAGCTACCGAAGAGACCCCTAACCTCGGCTGGTGGTTCTCCTCCGGGCCGTACCGCGGCGCGGACGACATCGAACGTCGCTGGGGTATAGGGCTCCAGCAGGTGGACAAGACCCTGGACTGGATCGACAACCACCCGAGCCTAGAGGTGTGGCACACACCGGACGGTACCCCGGGGATAGAGCTCGCGATCGAGTTCGAGCTCGATGGGATAGAGATCCGGGGCTACATCGACGCGGTGCTCGTGCTCGACGGTGAGGTGCTGGTGGTCGACTGGAAGACCGGACTCAAGCCCGGAGATGACTTTCAGCTCGCGGTGTACGCGCTGGCGTTGAAACAGCTGTACGGCGTCGAGATCACGCGCGGCGTGTACTTCATGGCGAAGACCGGCAAGCCGACGTATCCGTACGACCTGACGGACTGGACGCGGGAGAAGATCTCGGCCCGGTTCCACGAGATGGAGCGGAAGTTGGAAGCAGGGGACTTCACGCCTAAGCCTGGCGCTAGCTGCGCGAGGTGTGACGTGGCGTTGAGCTGTAAATACTCTATGGCCTGAAACTTGATTCGTAACGAGAAGGGTTTACTTATGAAGGTTGTAGTTTTGACTGTGGATTCTCCGGAAGGCATCGCCACTTCGATACATCCAGACGAGGACTCCGCGGTCGAGGCCGTGATTGGCGCTTACGGAGACGGAGGCCTGTTCTCCGGCTCCGATGCCGAGAACCGTCTCCAGGACCTCATGGACCTATTCGGTCTGACTGTTTATATCGACACGTTCGATACGTCGTGGGGATAGGAACGGTGTTAGGCCTAGGGCAAGGCATGCCGGATCCGTTCCTGGAAACTCCGGAAGTGGTGCTCATCCAAGGCGATGCCCTGCAGAGTATGGAGGCGATGGCGGACCAGTCGATCGATTGCGTCTCCACGAGCCCCCCGTACTTCGGGCTCCGAGACTACGGAGTTCGCGGGCAGTATGGTTCCGAGGCATCCCCTGCCGAGTACGTCAGCAGCCTGGTGAGGCTGTTCTCGGAGGTCTTCAGGGTCCTATCGGACGAGGGCACGTTATGGCTGAATATCGGAGACTCCTACCGTGACAAGAACCTTCTCGGGATTCCTTGGAAGGTGGCGTTCGCGCTGCAAGATTCCGGCTGGATTCTACGGAACGATATTATCTGGCACAAGACGAACGCCATGCCATTCTCCGGTAAGGACCGGCTGTCTAACCGTTTCGAACACGTCTTCTTATTCACCAAGAAGAAGAAGTACGTGTTCGATCTGGACTCCGTCCGAGAAAAGTGCGTATCCACCCCCGATCGTAACGGTAGAAACGCTCTGCGAGGCCAGAAGTCCTTAAGAGCATCAGGGCCCAATTCCGGTCAATACGGGGAGTATAAAAACCCAGGAGACGTATGGAGCATATCCACCAGACCGTTTCCGGAGGCCCACCTCGCGGTGCAATCTCCGGAACTGGCCGAGAGATGCGTGCGGGCGGGTAGTAGGGCCGGGGGAATTGTACTCGACCCGTTCAGCGGGACAGGTACCACAGGCGCTGCCGCCCTTAAGCACGGACGTAAGTACGTCGGTATCGACCTAAATCGGGAGTACCTCGACCTGTCCGTCCGAACTCGCCTTGCCCCATACTTGATTCGTAACGAGAGGTAACGATGAGCAATCCATCACTAGCGACCGAGGAGCAGCTGACCGAGCTGTTCGGGGTCGATACAGACACAGTCCGACGCTGGCGTAAGCAGGGGCTCGCCGCGGTCGGGGACTACTCGCCGAAGTGGGGTAAGCCGACGCCGCTGTTCAGCGTCGCGGCTGCTAGCCGCCTGCATCGCAAGGAGAAGGTATGACCGACATCAACATTCAGGATCTCGTAGACCTGATCTACGTCGAATCGTCGCTGGGGGTCAGCGCCTCCGTCGAGCTCGTGGAGAAGGTGCTGGAGAAGTACGACATCACCGAGAAGCCGGAACCCGAGGCACCTATCGGGACCGTGCGAGTTCGAAGGAGCGATTACGAGCCGGAGGGTACCTCGATTTACATCAAGGTCGGCGCATATCGCTGGGTAGGGGTTTACACGGGCGAGGCGTACTCGAAGGGTGTCTACGTGAACGATCACCTCCACGGTGGCGAATGGGGGGACACGGAGGTGTTCCGCCCGTGACCGAACGATGGACCCTCGATGATCCGGCGCTGAAAGCGACCGTGACCAAACGGCCAGGTCCGGGGAACCTGTTGGACGTCGAGTTGGAAGACAAGAGAGCGGTTCACGAGCTCGGCGGGGTGCTGCGCGCTGCCCGCCGGGGCCTTCTCGGTCCTCCGCTGGTGAAGTTCCTCGGTACGACCGAGTCGGCGCTGATCAAAGCTACAGACCGAGTCTGGGCTGAAGAAGTCAAGGCCAAACAGGAAGGCCGCACGATCTACAACGGGTTCATAGCGAGGGGTACGAAGTGAACAGGCTGGCTATGGCTGCGCTCGGAGGGCTGTCCCTAGCCGGCGCGCTGGTGTTCGGGATAAGCGCCGGGATCGCCCGGGTTATCGCTGTTGAAGACACGACGGAGGAGGTGCCCGATTCTCTCGATCTTGCAGTCGATTGACGCTAAAGGATCTGCCGGTGACCCTCTGCCTGTACCGTTCCGGTCGCTGACCAAGCAGGGCATCAACTTCCTGCGAGGCCAGCTGGCGCTGATCGCGGCAGCACCCGGAGGGGCTAAGTCAGCGTTCACGCTCGCTCTAGCGCTCAAAGGACGTATCCCGACGTACTACCTATCGGCTGACTCGGACGCGTTCACGCAGTCGACGCGCATCCTCTCGATGGAACTCGGGATGCCGCTGGCTGAGTCCGCTCGGGCGGTACGCGAAGGTCAGTTGCCTCCGCAGGTGCTGACGTGGAACGCGGCCCCGGGGAATCCGCACGGTATCCCTATCCGGCTGAACTACTCGGCGCAGCCGACGCTCAAGGTCATCGAGACCTCGCTGGCCGCGTACGAGGAGACGTTCGGGAACTACCCGCAGCTGATCGTGATCGACAACATCACGAACGTCATCACCGGAGTAGCCGCGAACGACGAGGACCCGTTCGGCGGTCTGGAGGTCCTGATGGACTGGCTGCACGAGAAAGCCCGGGAGACCGGCGCGTGCATCATCGGTCTGCACCACGTCACCGCTGACAACAACTCCGGTGACAAACCGATCCCGCTGTCGGGGATCAAGGGGCAGATCGGCCGCGTACCCGAACTAGTACTTACGTTGCACAGGGTTCCGTCACAGTTCGGGGCTGACACTCTGCGGGTGTCCGCGGTGAAGAACAGATCATCGAAGGCCGATCCCTCAGGCCGGCTGTACGCCGAGCTGAAGTTCGACGGCTCGAAGATGGAGATTAAGGATTTCTAGATGGAACTTCTAAGAACATGGGCAATGGTTGTGTCCATGATCATGCTGATGATCATCAACGGGCGGCTCTCTCACATCATCGAATTGCTGCAGAGGTGATTCGTTATGCCCGATAACTTGATTCGTAACGAGAAACAGGACGTCACCGTCTACACGACTGGTCCTAGCTGTCATAAGTGCACACTCACCAAGAACGCGTTGACCCGCGGCGGTGTGAAGTTCCGGGAGGTCCGCGTGGACCAGGACCCCGAGGCTCTGAAGCTGGTGAAGCAGAAAGGCTACGAGACCGCTCCGGTGGTTCACGTCGCCAGCACCGGCGCGTGGTGGGACGACTTCCGGGCCGACAAGATCCGGGAGCTGCTCAAAGGAGTGAAGAAGTGAACCCTGAGTTGCGTGCTGTACTCACAGAAGCCCTCGGGCGGCACGAGTTTGTCCCCGCAAGTTTCATCGCGGACCCGAAACCGGCGCGCTGCGCATGCGGTGAGTGGTGCGATAGCGGACCCGGGCAAGCGCGTGTTCGGCACAACTTCCTGGGGCATTTCGCCGAGGAAATCGACAAAGCCCTCGGAGGACTCACTCGTGAAGAGCAATGGGTTCCTGTAGAGGAATCCGGACACCGCTGGGCGGGTCGGCGCAGGGAGGTCGCAGAGGTCTGCCTCAAGGCCTTCTCGGTCACGGGAATCTGCCACGACCCGGAGGTCGACTCTCCGCTTGTCCGAATTGAGCACGAGGCCCGCTGGGTGTCGGGGTGGAGCGAGGCATGAGCATCGAGCAACTCACAGAATCCGAGCAAGCGGACGTGACGACGTCAGAACGTAAGGCCAGGAAACGGCCGGATGGCAAATCCACGAACGACGTGGTGTTGAGCTCACACATCGGGAACAACGCTCCCCTATTTCGCCAGATACTGCGCCTGCACGTACCCCCAGGCTCGATCGTTGCCGACGTTACCTGGGGAAAGGGGGCGTTTTGGACTGAGGTGCCCAAGGGCCTGTATGAGGTTCGTGGTACTGACCTGCAAACGGGGGTTGACTGCCGCAACCTCCCGTATGGCGACGGCGAGTTAGATGCGTTGGTACTAGACCCGCCGTATATGGAGGGCCTCTTCCGGAAAGATACGGCGCACATGGCTGGTGGGGGATCCCACGCGGCGTTTCGTGAACGTTACAGCGACAGCCAGGCAACGGCGGAGGTGGACGGGGCCCCAAAATGGCATGACGCAGTGTTGGATTTATACTTTAAGGCAGGAATCGAGGCGAAACGTGTGCTTCGGAACTACGGCGTATTCATCGTCAAATGCCAGGACGAAGTGTCAGCGAATCGCCAGAGACTCACTCATATTGAGTTAATTAATGAGTGGGAGAAAGACTTCTACTGCAAAGATCTGTTCGTCGTTACACGGTCGAACCGCCCCGGTATTGTTCGCGTACTAAAGCAGGAGCACGCGCGCAAGAACCACTCGTACTTTTTGGTGTTCGTAAAGCGGAACCCGCTGTATCCGAAGCGGATTAGGCCGACTGCAAAGGAGATGCAAGAACTAATCGCCACTGACCGGATAAAGCCCGAGGAGGAAGCATGACTGGCAATCCGAGGTTTGTGGCATTCGAAGCGTTAATGGGTGCTGCGGAAGACCGGGCCGTTCAGTGCATTCGCTGCGGTAACGCTGCCTCCCGGCACGGCGAGCGCCCACAGGACAGTCCACCTGGTTGCGGATGGACGTATTCAATGGTCGTCCGGGCCGCAGGGGAGGAAGCGTGAGCATCGAGCAGCTGATCGCTTACTCGATCATCGCGTGGGGCGCAGGGCTGTGGCTGGTCGGGTGGTTGGATGGCGGCGGCTAAGCCTAAGCCCCGGCGCTGCGTCGACTGCGCAGCGGCCGGGATCACAACCCGCCGAGCCGCCCCTCACCCGGGACCTCGATGCGCCACCCACCATCGCGAAAAGCGAACCGTCCGAAAGGACACGGCGTGGGAGAAGCGTCTTCTGGAGCTCTACGACATCACCGCCGATGAGTATTGGCAGATATACGAGGCTCAAGGTGGCAGGTGCTACATCTGCCGCAAAGGCCGAGGCCTGCGGAAGAAGCTGGCCGTCGACCACGACCACCGAACAGGTCACGTTCGCGGGCTGCTGGATACGCCCTGTAACCGCAACGTACTCGGTCACCTCGGTGACGACCCCGAAGCTCTCCAGCGAGGGATCGACTACCTGGAGAACCCGCCCGCGTTCGCGGTGATCGGGAAACGGATCGCTCCTATCGAGGTCCCGAACTTGAATCGTAACCAAGGAAGGAAGAAACGATGAAACCGACTGCACGACCGAACCTGCTCCGTCAGCAGCTGCTGGGGGCTCTGCTGGACCCGCGTAAGTACGCGCTGGCCCGGAACGTCTCGGAGCACTCCGTGGACCGCACAGCTCGGAGGTGGGGCCGTTGAGCCAGGGCTGGATGAAGATCGAGGCGTTCGTCAAGGTCGATCCGACCACCGACACCGAAGACGTCTACGAGTTCCTAGACGACGCGCTCAAGCAGCAGTTCCCGTACCACGAGGGCATCGAAGTGTACGAGGTCGTCCGGTGGAACCTTCACAAACGCTGATCGCGAAGGTCATCGAGCGGCTGGCCCCTGACTGGGTACCGCCCGAGGACACGGGCCGGGTGTGGATTCCCTGCCTCTGCTGGCACCACGAGGAGTCGCGGCCGTCTGCCGCGGTGTCGTACCAGCTGAACGCTTTCAACTGCCTCGCTTGTTCGGCGCGGGGCAACGCGATCACGTTGCTGATGACTTACGAGGAGGTGAACTATCAAACAGCAGTCGAAAGAGCACAAGAGCTATCTCCTTCAGGCGTCGCAGCGTTATCACAAAGCACTGGCTGGGTCCGCGGCCGAGGAGTATCTGGCAACCCGCGGGCTGACCGCGCCGGCTATCGCAGAGGCGGTGACGCAGTTTCGCCTCGGGTACGTGGAGGAACCTCTACCGGGTCACGAGATGTACAAAGGGATGCTCGCTATCCCTTACCTGCGATGGGCTCCGGACGAGCGGTGGCAGGTGGTCTCGCTGAGGTTTCGTCGCCTAGACGCCGCCGAGGGTAAACCGAAGTACCTGACCGTCCCGGGCGACACCGGGCGGCTGTACAACACGCTGGCGCTGCTGCAACCGGCTCAGCGTATCGGGATCGCGGAGGGCGAGATCGATGCGTTGACAGCGTCTGTCGCGGGGTTCCCCACGGTCGGGGTCCCCGGTGCGCAGGCGTGGAAAGAGCACTTCCGCGAACCGTTCCTCGGGTACCGGGAGGTGTTGATACTCGCGGACGGTGACGACGCGGGTATGCAGTTCGCCGAGACGGTGGCGGGTGTTCTGCCCAACGCCAAGATCATCCCGATGCCCGACGGCTCGGATGTCAACGACCTGGTGCTCAGCCAGGGAGTGCAAGCACTGAAAGACAAGGTAGGGATATGACAGAAAGCATCCTGGAAGAGGCGCAACGCCTGATCCACGGACCTCGCAACAAGAACTACGGGCACCCCCGGGAGAACTTCGCTGACATCTCCGCGTTGTTCTCCGCGTACCTGGAGCGCCCGATCACTGACCTCGACGTCGCGAACCTGATGATCCTGGTCAAGGTGGCCCGGGTGAAGGGTGCGGGGTACCACCGGGACTCTTACACCGACATCGCGGGTTACGCCGGCTGCGCCGAGCGGATCTACGAGGAGCCGGTAGAGGAGGACGGTCAGCTCGCCCTGTTCGATTTTCCGCTGCCCGACGACTTGATTCGTAACGAGGGCGAGGACTCGCTGACCTGGATCGACTCGCTGAACGACATGGTCATAGACCTGGACGAGGTCGTCGAGTGAGCGACTACCACGAGATCTGCCGCGAGGTCGAAACCCATCAGAGCGTCATGTCTCTGTACATCCGCCTCGACACCGTCACCTACACATCTGTCACCGACGCGATCAACGCGCTGGACGACGTCTACCGATCAGTACGCGCGGAGCTAACCCTCCTCGCAGAGAAGGGAACCAAATGACCCAGCGTATCGTCTTTCTACCCGACACGCAGCTGCCTTACGAGGCGCGTAAAGAGATGCAAGCGGTCATCCGCTTCATCGGGGATGTCCAGCCGTACGGCGTGGTACATATCGGTGACATCCTAGACCTGCCGCAGCCCTCGCGCTGGAACCGGGGAACCAAGGGCGAGTTCGAGGGTTCGGTGTACCGCGACGCGGACTACGCCAAGAAGAACCTGATGGAGCCGCTGCGCAAGGTCTACGACGGCTGGATCGGGATGCACGAGGGCAACCACGATCTGCGAGCCCGCGAGTACCTGGCCAAGAACGCGCCGGCCCTGGAGGGTACGCACGCTTTCGACATCGACGTGCTGCTCGACTTCGACGGGTTCGGTGTGGAGCTGCTGCCCGACTTCTACGACATCGCTCCGGGCTGGATCTCCACTCACGGGCACATGGGCAAGATGACGCTATCCCAGATCGCCGGATCGACAGCGCTCAACGGTGCCAAGAAGTTCGGCAAGTCCGTGGTCTGCGGCCACACGCACCGGCAGGCTGTCGTCTCGCACTCGTTCGGGTACGGCGGCTCGGTGCGCAAGACCGTCACCGGCATGGAAGTCGGGCACCTGATGGACATGAAGAAGGCCAACTATCTAAAGGGCGGAGCTGGGAACTGGCAGATGGGCTTCGGGATGCTCACGGTCGACGGCAAGCATGTCAAGGCTGAGATCGTCCCGATCCTGGGAGGCAAGTTCACCGTTGACGGCCAGGTCTGGGAAGTCTGACGTCGTGGCCTTGACACGTAACGGGAACGTTCTGCCGTACCTGCACTTCGAAGCCCGGTCCCGGGAGATCCCCCGGGTCGAGCTGATCGAGGTTCTGGTCGAGGAGACCTACGACAAGCGCAGTCTGGAGCCGGTGAATGGATGACCTTCTGACCAACAAACTGATCAAGAAGGCCGCCAAGTCCGTCGGGAACTCCTGGCTACTCACGTCAGACCAGGTCGAAGACCTGATCCAGGACTTGTGGGTGGAGCTTCTGGAGAGGCCGTCTCGTAAGCGAGCGATCTCGGGAGTAACCGAGGACGAGGCTGCCGCATACCTGCGGGGGCACGCAAACCAGATCCTCAGCGTCAAGTTGCGGGAGGAGTACCTGGCCCGAGGGGATTGGGACTACTCGGCAGAGTCGATCAAAGACGCGCTCAAAGGGCGGGGCGACAACCCGTTCCTGATGGAGGCGATCCCTAAAGCGATCGACCACCTATCGGACCGGCACCCCCCGTACGCGGAGTCCCTGAAGACCCGGTACCTCGACGGCGTGGTCCTACGGGACAACCCCAACAAGATGGTGCTGAAGAGGGCTCACCGCGCGCTGGCCGAGGAGATTCACGCGGTGATCGTCGAGATGAGCGACCACGACGGGCCAGGCTCACGGTCCAAGGTGTTCCCGGACTCGATCCGGTCGCACAACGGCCCGAGTGACCCTGTCGGGGAGCTGGCTACTCGTCTCGCTGACGACGGGTGGAAGTCAGCCGGCGAGGACGGTCTGACGTACCGGGAGCTTGTCGACCTGGCTACCGCCGAGCAGGTGACCTCCAGTGCTCCGAAGCATCGCCGGTCGTGCCCGGTGTGCCACCACATAGTGCCGATCAGCTCGGGACGGTTCAGGGATCACCTGATCCCGTCTTGCGCAGGGTCAGGGGCTGCCGCGTGAACATCTTCGACGGTCAGTTCAGCGGTATGTCCGGCGTCGACATGTACCGAGCGTGGGTGACGCCTGAGCTCTACCCCAACCAGAAACCAGCCCTCCTGGCTAATTGGTCAGACGAGGACAAAGAGATGTTCGTGGGTGCCGAATGGACCCGCGGCTACAACCGGAAGGAAACAGATGCCTGACCGCATTACAGCGATCGTAATGGTCCCTCGGGACGAATCGCTTCCCCTCGATGTGCAGGGCGTGTTCCTCCGGGACCGTGCCCTGGCCGAGATGGAGAAGATCGCGGAGGTGGACAAGAGCAGCCTGCGATTCTCCAGTGCCTCGGAGACCGCCAATATCAGCCTGGACGACGACCGCACGGTCTGCACGTGGCAGATGAACCTGATCGCTGCACTGTTCCACGCTGACGGCAAGGTCTCCAAAGACGTCGTCGGTAAGCAGGTCACCGAGGACCGGGCCACCCGGTACTTCTCCTCGGTGTCGTTCGTCCGCGACAACGCCTGATTACCCAACTACCCACTAACGAAAAGGAAACCGAATGACTGTCACCACCGATCCCTGGGCCTCGAACGACAACGGCCCCGAGCAGCCTGTCGCCACCACCGCTCCTGCGACCACCGTGGTCAACAACAGCAGCAACGTGGCTCCCGGCGAGGGCAAGATCGTCACCACCCTGAAGGGTGGCCGGGACTTCGACGCGCCGTGGATCGTGATCCACGCTTCGTCGGTCGAAGAGTCCGACGCTCTGCTGGACGCGAAGTTCAAAGACTACATGGACAAGGTGAAGAAGGTCGCCGAGGCGTTCGCGGGCGGATCGGCTGCACCGGCTCCCGCTCAGTCCTCGGGCGGCGGGTACCAGCGACAGGCTCCGCAGGGTGCGCAGGAAGCCCCGGAGTGGGCTCCGCCGAAGCCGTACGACGACTTCGTCTACAAGACCGGTGTGTCGAAGAAGACCGGCAAGGTCTGGCACGCGTGGATGCCTCCGACCAAGGATGACGGTCGCGACGCCAAGTTTTTCTACGCAAATTAACTTGACTCGTAACCACCTAGGAGGGTGTAATTGAGCGAGGAAATCAAGGTCCCGAAGTTCATGGTCATGCTCCAGAACGGGTTGTTCTGGACGTTCCCGGACGACTGCGAGTACCGCATCAGCGGTGACGAGCTGGCAGTCGACTTCGGGGAAGGGGAGTACCGGGTGTTCCCGATCAAGAACAACATCGCCTACTACGGGCGAGTGATGGTCAAGGAAGAAACCCCGGAGGGTCAGATCCGCCGGGAGCTGGGGCTCTAACGTCTCCAGCTTGATTCGTAACGAAGGGAGGGGCGGGTGAAGCAACACCGCTACCAGATCAAGGACGAGACAGTTCTGGTCAACGTCGTAGAGCACGAGGATGATCTCGACGGGTTCGAGAGCTTCATCCGCTCCAACCTCCGGATTCTCGGTCTCGATACCGAGACCACGGATCTGGGGATCTACAAGCCGGACTTCGGTATCCGGCTGATCCAGTTCGGTAACCCGTGGGAGTCGTGGGTCCTGCCGGTGGAGCGGGGCGGTGTGTTCGTAGGAGCCGCCGTCACCGCTCTGCAGAAGGTCCAGCGCTTCGTGATCCATAACGCCGCGTTTGACCTCCAGGTGATCGAGCGGACGCTCGGTGTGCCGATGGAGCAGATGTGGCCGAAGGTCGAGGACACCAAGATCTACTCGCACCTGGTAGACCCCCGGGCCTACAAAGAAGGTGGGACCGGCCACAAGCTGGAAGAGCTGACGAAGTTCTACATCGACCCGGTGACCGCCGAAGAGGTCAAAGCCTCGATGGCTCGCCTGGCCAAGAAGCACAAGACCACCAAAGACAAGATCTGGGCTCTGGTCGACCTGGACGACCCGGACTACGAGCTGTACGCCGGCATGGACACGATCCTGGTGTCCCGGCTGCTGGGCAAGGTAGCCCCGCTGGTGCCGGAGTCGTCGCACAAACTGATCCCGTACGAGCACAAGCTCGCTGAGGTGATGTCGTACGTCGAACGCACCGGGTTCCTGCTGGACGTCGACTACTCGGAGAAGCTGTCAGCGGACATGCTGCGGAAGTCCGAGCACTACACCGCGGTGGCTCGGTACGCGTACGGGGTCGACTCGGTGAACTCCACCGAGAAGCTGGCTGACGGCCTGGAGCGTACGGGCGTGAAGATCAAAGGCCGCACGGCCACGGGTAAGCGCCAGGTGAACGCCGAGCTGCTGGAAGCTCTGGCGGAGGAGGGCAACGCGCTGGCGAAGGCTGCGATCGAGGCGAAGAAGTGGGGTTCCTGGGAGAAGACCTGGGTCCGCAACTTCATCGAGCGGCGGGACGCCAACGACCGGGTCCACCCGGGGATCAACCCGCTGCAAGCACGCACCGCGCGGATGTCCACCAACAACCCGTCGGCGCAGAACTTGCCCGCTGGGGACTGGATGGTGCGGCGCTGCTTCCTCGCGGACCCCGGGCAGCTGATGGTCTCGGTCGACTACCAGGCGCAGGAGCTTCGCGTCCTGGCTGCGCTCGCCAACGACCGGACGATGATCCAAGCGTTCAAAGACAACGCTGACCTTCACCAGATCACGGCTGACGCCTCGGGCGTCGATCGCAAGGTCGGCAAGATGGTGAATTTCGCCTACGTCTTCGGCTCCGGCCCGTCCACGATCGCGGCGCAGGCGGGGATTACGTTCCCGGAAGCTAAGCGAGTGATCGCAGGGTTCGAGCAGTCCTACCCGGAAGTCACGGCTCTCTCCAAGAGCCTGCAACGGGAGGCGGCGAACCTCGGGTACGTCATCACACCTACCGGTCGTCGGCTGCCCGTCGACCCTGACCGAGGATACGCGGCGCTGAACTACATGGTGCAGTCCACGTCACGTGACGTAACGGCCAGCGCTGTGCTGCGGCTGCACGAAGCGGGGATGACACCGATGATCCGTCTGGTGATCCATGACGAGGTTCTGGCGTCGGTACCAGAGGTCGAGGCTGAGGTTACGGCTAAGGAGATCGGCCGAATCATGGAGCAGACGTTCCGAGGCGTGCTGATCAACACCGACCCGGAGGTCGGGGGCCGATCCTGGGGCGCGGCATATCTGAAGAAAGACGAGCAACCGTCCGCAGATCCATTTCTGCGGATTCCAGCTTGATTCGTAACGGAAGGAACAACGTGGAGTTTCAGGACTTTCTGGACAAAATTTATCAGGTGTTCTCGCAGACCACCGGGGCTGAGGACTGCTTCTGGGTGGTTGAGAAGGACGGGGGCCACACCACCTACGACGTGTGGGCTGTGAGCCAGGACGAGAGCCGGTTGTGGATCGGGTCCTTCCATAGCGAGGATGACGCCGACTTCATCGCGTCGATCCACGGCGCGCTCGCGGACATGGTGCGCCGGTCGATGGAAGCGATCGACGATGCGGCTCGGCTGGAGCTGGAGCGCGACAACCTGATGGGCCGGGTCTTCGACCTGGAGCTGGAGATCCAAGGGCTCAAGAGCGAGTTGGACCGTTACGAGGGGGTGGAATGAGCAAGCACGAGTACGTCGGGGGGTTCACCGCAGATCCCGAACAGTTTGCGCATCTCTGGGTTCAGGGGCATCTCGCTCGGCGGCTGGGTCTGACCCACGTGCGGGAATCCGTATCGGGACGCCACCGGCTGCCGGACGTCCGATTCAGCCAGGAGCTACCCGGCGGGACGGTCTACTGGTCGGTGAACCGGAAGGGCTTCTTCCGCCGGGACGACAGCCTCCCATCGGGATGGGTGCAGCGCATCTACCCGCGTGTAGCTACCAGCTTCAGGACCGCGGAATGAAGCGGGTGCGTGAACTGGTGCTGATCCGGATGCTCGACCACGAGGTTCGGCTGGAGCACCTGATCCAGATCATGCGGGGGTGGTTCCGGTGAGAGAGCTCTGGGGTAACGACGCTCGGAAGTGGCTGATCCGCAAGAGCCCACACACCCAGGAGTGGATCGTGTTCCCGTCGGTCGGATCGTTCTACGGCGTCATCACGTTCCACCCGGACTACGAGTCGGCACGGGCCGACTTCATCAGGCAAACGAGGAGACCATGAGTAAGAAGAAGAAGAAATACATCACCGTCAAAGTAATCCCTATGATCCTCACCCCCGAGGAGGTGCGGCAAAAGATCGTCGACGTCATCTCCGACTGGGCCCCGGTCTACTCCGATGACGCCGAGCAGGTGGCTGCCGAGATCCTATCCGGCGTCACGCTCGTCCAGGTGCGGGACGTCGAGGAGAAGGCCCAGGCCCGGGTGTGGGACAGCATCCATGCCGTCCCGCTGGGCGTGAAGGTTCGCGACCGGGAGAGCGACGTCTTCTGGTGGGACGAGAACTACGCGCTCTGGTGGACCTCGCATTGGTGGACGGATTTGTACCGTGGGAAGATCGGCGCAGATTTCAACTCCACGTTCGGCCCGTTCACCGAGGTGATCGAATGAGCAAGAAGAAGAAAGACGTCACCGTCGAGCAGCTGGCCGTGATCGCCGACCGCCTTACCGAGGCGGTGGATCTGCTGAAGATCATCTCGACGCAGACCCGTCAGTCAGAGGTGATTACGGTGCGTCAGTATGACGATCCGGAGCTGCAGCGTCGTAAGGTGAGTGCGGCTCAGGAGATCGAGGCCATCCGCGCCGAGGAGGCGGAGCGTTACCACGCCTACCGTGACAAGCCTCTGCAGCCGTACGTGCGGGTCCACGAGGCCCCGTAAACCCCTCTAGCGTCCACGCTGACGGACGCAACCACACAACTGAATAGAGACTATCAGAGAGCCCTCTGCGTGCCCTTACACGGCGCGTAGGGGGCTTTTCTGCGTTCTCGGGTAGTCGCTCTACGACATCCCGGTGTGTAGCTGTTCGACCACGCTGCCGAGCCTGAGATGCTGCTCGTACTCCTGCAGATCCCCGAAGTCGATCGTGCGAGTCAGCCCGCCGCGGACGTCGAACGTCAGCCGAACGTTCATCGACCGGAGCCAGGTGTTCTTACCCGCGGTGTCCTGATCCCGCCACCAGTCCGCGAACCGCTGCCCGGTCTCGCGCCACTCCCAGCCCGACGGGCGAGCCTCTAGCCCTTCCAACTCCTCCTGCCGCGCGGCCAGCGCCGCAATACGAGCGTCGAGTGCCTCGCGCTGCGGAGACCCGACCCGGTAGGCCGGGGAGCCGATCAGCGACGTCAGGTCCACCAGCTCCGCGTTCACCTCCGCGAGTTCGACCGCCGAGTCCGAGCCGGCTACCCAGACTTTCTCCAGACGCTCCGAGTCCCCGAGCAGATCCAGCACCTGCTCCTCGCAGAACGCGTCCCACTCGGCCATCGCGACCGTGCCGTTGCCGCAGTGCTTCGGGAACCCCATCGAGCGGCAGCGGTAGCGCGGGTGCTTACGTCCTCCCCCGGCGAACTTGTAGGCGGGCTCCCCGCACACCGCGCAGAACAGCACCCGCAGCAGCAGCGACGGGGTAGACACCGCGGGCTTGGTCCGGTCGGTCTTCACGAGCTCGGCGCGCAGCGCCTCTAGCTGCTCACGGGTCAGGATCGGCTCAGCCCGCACCAGCGGGGCTCCGTCGTCGTCTCGGACGGTCTTACCGTTCAGAGTCGCGTACCCGAGCATCGCCTCGGAGATCAGCGAGCGCTTCAGCGCGGTAGCCGACCACTCCCGGCCCTGCGGCTCCCGGCCTTGCAGCTTCGCGAAGTAGTCCTTAGGCGACAGGACACCACGCCGGTTCAGGTCGTGGGCCACCAGGTGCAGCGGCTCGTGGTTGTCGACGACGCGGTGATACACCTCGAGGATGCGCTCTCGCTGCACCGGGTCCGGCACCAGCCGCCACTCCCCGTCCACGCGCGTAGGCAGGTAACCCCACGGCGGCAGGGAGCCTCGGTATTTCCCGGCGCGGATATTGAAATGCGCAGCCGAACGGTTCCGCTCTTTGATCGCTTCTAATTCCATCTGCGCCACCGTTCCCATAAGCGCGATGACGACCGCCGCGAACGGCGTCGTCGTGTCGAAGTGGGCTTCGGTCGCGGAGACGACCAGCTTTTTATGGTCCTCGGCCCAGTGGACCAGCTGCTGCAGATGCCGGATCGATCGGGTCAACCGGTCCACCCGGTACGCCACGATCACATCGAACGGTTGCTCCTCGAACGCCAGCCAGCGGGCGAGGTTGGGTCTGCGCTTGCGGTCGAACGGATCCACGGCTCCGGAGACGTCCAGATCCTCCGCTACCCCGACGACGTCCCAGCCGCGCTGGGCGCAGAGCTGCTGGCAAGACTCCAGCTGACGCTCGGGCGAAGTCGTAGCATCGGTGACACGGGACAGGCGGATCACTACCAGGGCTCGCATGGTTTGTACCGTACACCACTGAGACCGCGGTGGTTGACCAGACAAACCACGAAGAACCTGGTCACCACGGCCATACCCACTGAAACAAGAAAAGCCCCCTACCTAGCCTTCGCGGGCCGGGTAGGGGGTTTCTTGGTATGCGGGGTTAGATCACCACGGGTCGGTGGTCTCGGTCTTGCCGCGGCCTCCGCCGCAGTGGCGCTGGCACTTGTAGACGTGCTTGGTGCCGTCCATCTTGTACGAGCCGTCGGCGTGCTTGGCATAGGTCCAGTCAGCGCCCGCACCGCCGGAGCCGGTAGCGCAGGCGTGCTTGTAGATCTGCCCGTGACCGGTGCCGTGGTTGGCGCAGTGCGCCGGAGCAGCCTGGGAGGCCGGGGCGAGCCCGAGTCCGAGGCCAGCCGCGAGGATGCCCGCGGCAGCGATAGTGCGTAACATAACAGTGCCTTCCTGATGGTGGGTGTGCGACCGACGGGGTTGGTTCTCAGGCCTTAGCCCCGCCGGTCGTTCTCTTGCAGACGACTTTACTCGTAACCGGGTTACGTGTCAAGCGCGAGTTATTCCCACTCGATCAGGACGTAGCCGTCACCGCCGTCTCCTCCGTGCGCGGTACCGGCCGAGGGCATGCCTGAGCCGCCGCCTCCGCCACCGCCGTACTTACCTCCGTTGCCACCAGAACCGTTGTTAGCGTCGCCGCCACCGCCTCCAGCACCGGGATTACCTCCGGTCTGATCCGCAGCGTCTCCTCCATCGACACCGTCGAGTGTGGGACCGGCGAGTCCACCAGACCCGTGGGTGGAATTGCCACCACGGGCACCGTGACCCGCCGACTGCGACGAGGAGTACCCGCCGCCGCCGCCACCGCCGGCGCCACCGCCGTCCGGGTTGTCGACGCCCGGGTTACCGCTACCGGTGCCGCCGCCGCCGCGATCCGACCCGGCAAGAACGGTTGCCTCAGGAACTCCGTTTGTCAGGGATGTCCCGCTGTCGGTATTCCCGCTCCACCCGGAGCTGGTCCCGCCGCTTCCACCGCCGCCGTGCGCCGCTCTCAGCAAGACGCTCCCGGAGGTGAATATAGAAGGGGTGCCTGAGCTACCCGGCTGCCCTGAGCCAGATGTGCCCGATGCAGGCGACCCGCCTGAGCCGCCCAGGCCCCGCTGGATGCTGTACGTGCTGCCCATCGATGATCTCGGAACCCATACGCGGGGGATCTTTGAGCCGCCTCGTCCACCGGACCCGCCGCGTCGGGTGGTCCCGGAGGGGCCTTTGTAGCCTGCTCCCCCCCGCCACCGCCGCCGCCGAAGAGGGTAACCCAGCATCCGGATGCGCCCTCGGGTACCGGTTCGTCGTAGATATCCGTGTATCCGGGGTCTTCGCTGGAGATCGTGAACGGGGTGAAGTCCGGGACCGGAGGCCAGATCTTCATCGCGCCGACGTAGACCTTCGCCGCAGCATCCCCGACGAACACACCGACAACGTCGAGGCCACCGACCTTCAGACTCATTCGATGACCACGTAGATCGTGTCAGGGTCCGGAGACCCCAGCTCGTCGTAGTCCTCCTGGGAGATCACCAGGATCGACTTACCGTCGAGCGCGTCTTGCATCGCGTTGTGCTCCGAACCCAGCTGGTTCAGAAACGCCGCGTCAACCTGCTGACCGACACCGTCTGTCCAGTTCTCGGGAAGTGCCATGCGTGCTCCTTAGAAGCGGATAAACCCGTCGGTCGACCAGATCACACGGATGTCCGACCCGTTCGGGATGACGAATTGGTAAGTAGGGGAGTCGTGGTACGACAGCAGCGTCGACGTAGACGCGGTACCGGTGTGCTTGTAGACGATGACCGCCTCACCCGTGTCACCCGTAACTTCGGGGAACACCGTCGGGTCAGCCTTCACCCAGCCGGCGGAAGTCACCGACTTACCGGTCAGGCTCTCCGAGACAGCGATGATCGCCCCGGACGGGATGTTCGCCAGCGTCGTATGCGACGTCAGGTTCACGGTGTAGTCGTCGGCGTCGATCATCAACGCCCGGATGTCGTCGTTCAGCCAGTCGATATCGCCTCTGGCTGCCGCAGCACGGCAGCTGTTGTAACGAGCAGAAATCTCTTGTCTCCTTAGATCTCGAACGGCACGTCAGCCGGGATCTGGTTGTCACCGGTGGACTCGACCGTCAGGTACAGCGTCGGGTCACGGACCTCGTCCTCGTCCTCAGCAGGATCAGGACGGAAGATCCAGTCCCGGTGACCGGTGGACTCGGGGTCCAGCAGGTACGCGATCTGATAGAACAGGTCGACCGCGTCGGCGTGGGCCGAGAAGTTGTTCAGAGTCACCGCGATGACCGATCCGTCTTCGGAGTTGTAGAAGATGACCGCGATGTAGCCGCCGAGGTTGCCGACCCAACCCTGCCACGCTCCCCAGCAGATCGAGTTCAGACCGAACCCCATCCAGCCCGGACCCTGATGAGGTCCCGCAGGCTCGTACTCGACGTACGTCGTGAAGATCTCTTTGCGGAGCTGCTGCATCTCCTCGGACAAAAACGTCCCGTCGTACAGCGCTTTACCGAACCGAACGAAGTCCTCTATGTTCCCGGCGAGAGAACCGGCAGCCCCCGACCACGAGGTCGAGACCGCGGTGAACTCCAGGTCCTGGGACGTCGGGTAGCCGAGGAACGCCGCGAGGAACGCGAACGGCCCGAGGATCGCTTGGATCTGCGGCAGCGCCAGGTTCGGGGTCCAGCCCCGGACATACGGCGGATTCATGTAGTTCGTCGTCGGCCAGTGCAGCGACGGCATATCGACCTCGGACTGCCACTCTTGCACGACGATCTGATCGACCGTCCGGCCGTCGTTGTAGACGGACTCCAGGACCTTGCCCAGCAGCCACGAGGCTGCGTTCGAATACGACGAGCCCTGACCCGGCGCGAAGTTCACCACCGAGTTACGGATGTAGTTCAGCGGGTCGAACGAGTTGGTCGGGCTGAGGAAGTACGTCTGCTGGACCGCGGGGTCTGTCATCCAGTCTTTGAGCCCGTCCTGGAACAGCAGCAGCTGCCGGATCGTGATCTGGTCCCCGTTCGGGACGCCGGTGACGAACTCGCTGATCGTGTCGTCCCAGTCCAACAGCTCGTCATCGATCGCTTTGAGGATCAGGGTGTGAGTGAACATCTTCGAGCACGAGCCGTACCGGAAGTTCTTCTCCAGCGTCAGCGGAGTGTTCGCGGTGCGGTCCCCGCCGTACGCTTTGTAGTACGACCCGGTCGGGGTCTCGATCCCGATGATCGCGCCGTCAGCGACCCTGCCCGACGTTGGCTTGATCTTCGCCGCTACCAGCGCATCGATCTGCGCCCGGACCACCGGGTCCAGCGGGTCAGCCGGAGACAAAGCGTCGGTGACAGCTTCCGCCTCCAGCTCAGCCAGCGTCTTGGGCAGCGACTCGTTACCCGCCATGTCGATAGCGGTAATCGTGATCTGATCGGAGTAGTCGGTATCCGGAGACAGGCCGGTGATAGTCACCGACCCGAGCTCCGTCACAGGGGAGGTGTTCTGTCGAACGCCGTTGCGGTACACGTTGTAACCGCGAAGTCCGCTAGGCATCGTCGACAGCTCCCGAGGGTGTGATAGTGATCGAGGTGGACGTCGCAGACACGTCGACGTGCAGCGCAGAGACGTTCGGAGGCGTAACGTCGCCTTCGCCGTCGCCCACGACCTCGCCGGGCAGAGCGCCCTTGCGGAACTGGACAGCCGCGCACGCGGGTCCACCGGGGCCGCCTTGGGTGTAGATACCGAGCCAGTGACCGCCGTTACCGCCGCCGCCAGGCTTGGTACCAGCGCCGCCGTACGCGTGCTGATCGCCGCCAGCGGCCAGCTTCAGGCCGTTGTATTCGACTTCCTCGATGCCTTTACCGACCGGCTTGCCGAGCGCCACAGGGCGCTGCCCGGAGCCGTTAGAGCCGTTGGCAGCCGACACCTCGAACCCTGGGATCGACAGCTCAGCGCCATCCCACTCCAAGATCGTGGTGGTACCGGAGAAGTGCTCACCTCGGGTCCAGGTCACGGTGTTGACGCCACCAGGCTGACCGGGGTTGCCGTAGAACCCGAGGAACCCGTCGGCACCCTCACCACCCTTACCGGTGACGATCGCATCGATGCGGTCGCACCACGCCGGGACAGGGATAGCTACAGGCTTCTCGAAGAACTCGACCTGCGGGTCGTGGTGATCCGAGCCGGTGCCGGTGTCCACCGCGATACCGACGCGGGGGACGTTGTCGGTCCAGGTGACATCGGCTTTGTCCAGGGTGGCCGGGGGAAGAGAAGGCGTCGACAGCGATCGGGTGGCCCCGACGTTGCCGATCGGAGCGCCGTCGTTGTCCGGGAGGTCGAAGTCCCGGCCGCGCATCGTGTGCGTGCCGCCGGCGGCGATGAACTCGTACGCCAGCAGGTCGCCGGCTACAGCCGCGATCGGGGTAGTGAGTTCGTAAGCCATGTTCGCGCCGGGGGACGCGGAGCCCGCCAGCAGACCCGCGATGTTCTCGGACTGGTGGATCAGCTCGCCCAGCTCCGGGGCGGAGCGGTCGTCGACGCAGCGGTAGACGTTGATGTAAAAGTCGGTGATGCCCGAGGTGCCCCAGCCGATCCAGGTGATCAGGCCGATAGGCATCGACTGCTCGATGACATCGAACGCGATGATCGAAGTGCCGGGGGCGACCGAGACCGTGGAGTTCAGGGTGTCCAGGTCGAAGTTGCCGCGCTCGGACTTGTACAGCCCGGACTTCGGCTTCTTGTTGTTCTGGATACCGAGGATGTCCCAGGCGAACCCGCCGCGGGCAGCCGCCGAGGAGATCTGCTCGATCAGCGACTGGAGATCCGAGATCCCCGCACCGATGCCGGTGGCCCCGACGATGCCCGAGACGATCGCATCGACGATGCGCTTGATGGTCTCTTCGATCGACCCGCCACCGAGCACACCTCCGACCGCACCGGGCCGGATGTTGGTCAGCGAGAAGATCAGGTCTTCGATCGTGTGGCCGATGTTCAAGGTGCCGGTGAGCGCCTGAACGATCGCGTCGATCACCGCGCCGATACGCGCCGCGGCGTGCTCCAGTTCGTCGCGCAGCTCTTGCGGCAGATACGAGAGGATCTGCTCCAGCACGCGCGGCGTCTCGCGGATCGCGCCCATGATGGCGTCGACCGCGCCGGCTACGGTGTTGAACGCACCTTCCAGCACGTTCGGGATGAAGTCTTTGAACTTCTGCAGCGCTTCCAGCGGCAGGCGCAGCAGCAGCTGCGGCAGCACCAGCAGCGCGTTGGCAGGGTTGAAGTCCGGGACCTGGAACAGCGACCGGGCGATGTCCTCGGTCATGTCCTGGCCGTAGCGGTAGTCGCCGCCGCCGATGACGAACGCGCCGTCTGGAACGTCAGGTACCCACTGGTCGTCAGCCACTAAGACCTCCGTTACATATCAAGTTCAGAGCAGCAGTTCGGCCGGGGGAGCCGGAGGCTTCCGTCCCGGGATGTGCTTGCTGATCCACGTCTGCAGGACGCGGATGTAATCGATCGACAGCTGCAGCCGGGTCTTGGTCGTGTAGTTCTCTTCTTCGAGCTGGTTGACGCGCACGGTCAGGTCCGCGATCTCCGCTTTGAGCGGGGCGATCAGAGTCACCGCGGTCTCGACGAAGATCTGCGAGGCCTCCGCCTCGGTCTTCTCGATCTCGGCGGGCTCCCGTCGCCGGGAGCGCCACTTCTCGCCGTAGATACCGATCGCGATGCCCGCAGGACCGCTAGCCACCGCCAACCAATCCAGGACCGCGGTCACCGTTTCGTAGGGGTGACGTGGCGGCGGATCACGAATCCGAGGACGAACGGTGCAGCCACCGCGTAGATAGCGACCGCCTGGTCGATCCACGAGACGTCGAACGTCTTACCGAGGACGAACCCGGCGAAGCCCAGGCCCGCGGCCACAGCGCCGCGCAGCACCGCAGGCTCGGGGACGTACTCCTCGATACCTTCGATGTCACCGTCTTTGTCCAAGTCCCAGCCCAGGTGCGGGATCTCGAAGCCGCCTGTGTCCAGCTCGGAGAGGTCCATCTCTTCGGTAGGCAGGTCAGACACGTGCAGCGGCTGGGTGTCTTCCAGGTCTGGCATAAGCGGGCCTCTCATTCGACCGCAGCCTGATGCTGCGGCAGTGGTGCGGTAGGAATCAGGCCCATTTGCTTGTAGATGTCGAGCTGGGCTTGCTGCTCTTGCTGGGTGAGCGTCCGAGGATCTTGGACACGGAACTTCGGAGGCTCCGGGGTATCCGAGGGAACCCACTGCGCGGCGGGGTTGTAGTGGCTCCGCGGCCCGCGGGCGGGAGCCTGGAACTTCTTGGTCTGCTGAGGCAGCTTGCTGACGTGGATGTTGCCGTTCTCGTCAGCGAGCCGGCGCAGAGAGTCCACATGCACAATCCCGAGCTCCGTGAAGTGCTTCGACCAGTACTTGGCCATCACCGGGTTAGACAGCGAGTGGCCTCCGGACGGGTGGGGGAGTCCCCAGAAAGCCCAGGCGAGGGCTTCCTCCGGCTTGTCCGGGTCGGCGTGTTCTTGGGTCAGAGGTTTGTGCATGTGGCGGGCTCTCTTCGTTACGTATCAAGCTCGGCCGCTACAAAATGCCGAGCTGTCCGAGGTTGGAGTTGATGTACTGGATCAGTTCGAACGCCTTGAGGATCGGGTCCTCGGGCTCTTTGTAACCGATCGTGATGGTCCAGCCCTTCGGGCCGTCGGACGTCCACTCGTAGGTGAGCTTGGTGACCCGCTCCACGAAAATCGTGTACGGATCGGGGTAGCCGAGGACCGTGGTACCGACCCGGTCACCGAGCCAGAAATGCCCGTGACCCCGCTCACCGATGATGTACGGGGCAGCGTCGGACACCTGAATCTCGTGCGAGTGCTTCGCCCGGGTAGCCCACTGCTTAGCGCGGGCCGCCATGATCGCGGAGATCGTGAACGCTTTGTCAGCGCCGTCGACCCAGCCCTCGTTATAGTGGAAATCCCCGAGGCCGGTGACGATGTCCTCCAGGCCAGCGATAGGCAGGCTCAGGCCTGCTGCTCGGAGCGTGGGAATCTCCATGAACGCGAGGATCACGTTCTCGTACAGCGGACGGGCGACCGCGTCCATGATGCCGCCGAGCGGCGGGAGGTCGATCGCGCCACCGAACGCGCCGAGCGTGGCTAGCTGGGAGTTGATCAGCGACGTCAGGAAGTCGCCGCCCATGTTGATGCCGGCCGAGATGATCTCGTTCACCCCGGGCATCGACTGCCCGCCGAGCACGAACGACGTGTCCGTAGCTTCGGTGTACGTGAACTTCGACGACTCGATGCCGGTGTACGGGGACTCCATGAACACCACGTGCGGAGCCTTCGGGTACGTCCCGAGGAACCCCGGGGTGTAGTACTCGCCCGGGTAGGTGGGTAGCCCGGTGTAGATGTCGATGCCCTCGGTCATGCCGTCCGACGCGATGTTCATCACCGCGCGGACCAGACCGGTCAGCAGCGACCCGCCGAACGCTGTCTCCGAACCCCAACCGGAGTTGTCGACGATGTCCCAGACCAGGCAGCCGTGGCGCAGCGGGATCAGCGAGGCGATACCCTCGATCAGCGGCAGGCCCAGCTCACCGGACAGCTCCGCGAACGGGTGCGGGTCCTCGCCGTGGAAGTACCTGCGGCACACGATGGTGAGCTGCGAGTCGGCCAGGACGTTCTTCGCGGTGTCGTGGAACGACTTGAACCGGGAGAACACGATCGTCAGCGGAGAGTTGTCCGCGAGGAACGGGAACGGCTTGACGATGTTGCGCCAGTTACCGGGGTTCAGCGAGAACGGGAACCACTCGGAGATGTCCAACGGGTTGTCCGGCAGCGTCCACAGCGAGGTCTCCAGGCGGAGGATGTTGACGAACAGCGTCAGCAGCAGCGCCCACTTCGCGGGGCCGAACATCACCCACAGCTTCGGGAACTGGAACTCGGGCCGCAGGAACGGGTTCGCCCACACGTAGATGTGCTTGAGCTCTTCGTAGTCGTGCTTGAACACGACCTCCATGTAGACGTCGCCCTCTTTGGTCCGGACGATGTCGTAGTGGTCCATGCGGCCCGTCCACCGGGCACCCTGCTTGTCGAACGAGACGTGGACGTTGCGGCGGGCGCGGCCTTTGTGGGACGCGATCCACTTAGCGAGGTAGTGGTCCAGCGAGATCGTGATCGACGCGGTGCCGGTCTCGTTCTCGATGAACTCGAACTTGTGGCTGCGCTCCCCGACGAGCTGGCCGCGGAGCTTGTAGTCGCCGTCCCAGAGGCGGATCAACGGCGGGGCGATCCGCTCGTCTTCCCGCTTCTGGCGGCGCTTCATGACGGTGTCCCAGAGCTGCTGGTGACCCGTCAGGGTTGTCATGTCTGCGGCGGGAGCTGGCATCAGCTCACCCCGAAGCCGAACCCGCTACGGTCTTCCTCGTAGTACTCTTCGTCGTACTCGGGCTCCTCGGGAGCCAGCTCGAACGAGCCGCCCGTGAGGTTGATGTAGCCTTCCTCGGCCCCGGTGCCTGCGGACTCGAAGCTCAGGACCGGAATCCCGAAAACGCGCAGCGTGTATTTCATTCCAGCCCCCAGGGTCGAGACCAGGCGCGCGGAAGGCGCAGCGTGGCAATCTGCCCGGGGACAGCCCCGGACACGGACAACTTGAACGTGACCTCGCCGGTGTACGGCGGGATGTAGTGCAGGAACCGGACAGAGTTCATCCGCTCCCAGATCGGGGAACCAGACTCCGAAGACACCTGCTCCTCGCGAGGGTCGGAGTCGACGACGACGTTCTCAGCCGGGTACGTGTAGCCCTCGCGGAGAACCACCACGCGGCTGCCGACCTCGTACCCGCCGGTCAGACCGTCCGTATCGACCGTCATAGTCGGGACGTCAACGCCTTGCAGGTCGTCGGTGAACCGGACGACGTACGGGCGACCGCCGTCGACGTTGGTGGCGGTCTCGATCGAGAGGTCGTCGCCTTCCAGACCGGAGGCGTTACCCACCAGCTGCGGCAGGTTCAGACCGCCAGCAGCACGCTGGAACGACACGACGTACAGCCGGTCACCGTCCTGCTCGGTGGTCACCTGGACATCGAGCCCAGCACCTCCCGAGAGCGTGCCGACATCACCGGTCATCTCGTCGATGTCGATACCGCCGACGCCTTTGCCCGAGGCGTTACCGCCGAACAAGCCGCCGATGAAATCGATGATCCCCGAGATGATGTCGGTGATGACGCCCTGACTCTGGGCTTCGCCGAACGTGATGCGGTACGGCGAGTAGAACCACTCGTTCAGACCCTCGACCTTGACGTAGTTACCGTCGATGTTCGGCAGGTCCGCGATCCGGGCCGCCACCGTAGCCGGCGTCGCGTTGTACGCGATCGGATCCGTGGTATGCCCGTCGAGCGTCAGCGTGAACGAGCCCGAGGTCGGTTCCCCGACCAGCTCGACCACCTGGACCTCGTTGATCTTCGTCGACTTCACCTTGACGTCGGCGGATCCGATCGAATCCAGCCCCACCAACGCGCCCTGAAGGTCGGCGTCGGAGGCGTTGAACGGGATACCGACCGTGGTCTCCGAGCCCAGCGACAGCGTGAACGTGCCGCCCAGAGCGCCGCCTTTGAGGCGAACCGTCTGGACCTCGTTCGTCGCCCCGCCGAGAGACACCTCGACGTCGTTGGCGGAGATACCCGACAGCGCGATCAGCGCAGCGCGGACATCGTTCGGGGACGCGTTGTAAGCTATCGGCTCTGTCCACTCATCGCCGTACCCGATCTTGAACGTGCCGCCGGTCGGGCGGCCGTCGATGTAGATCTGCTGGACTTCCTCGACACGCAGACCACCGATCTGCCCGGGCATCCGGATACGCCGGGTGCCGAGCGACGGGTCCTCGTCCTCGTCGAGGTCGAGCTTGTAATCCGGGACCGTCCACAGCGTGGCCGGGGACTTCGGAGCACCGAGCCACGGCAGCCCCGGGATGTACGGATCAGCAGGCTTCTCCGACGACCCGGGCAGCGTCCACTTCGGCCAGATGATGTTGTCCGTCGGGTTCGCGTTCGGGACCGTGATCTCGATGTCCTCGACCGGAAGCTCCGGCTGCGGCCACGGCCACGGCAACGGGTTCGGGTCGAACGTCGTGTCCTCTTGGACCTCGATCGGGTAGACGACATCGTCCTCGTACCAGAACGGGTCGCCCGCGACGACGACCATCTTCGTGATGTTCACCTCCCGACCGCGCGGGTCGGTGACCATGTCAGTCGTCGGGGACTCGAACAGCCGCACCTTCAGGTAGCGGTGCCCGGACTCTCCGGTGGTGATGTGGAGCTTCGCGTCGCGCTTGAACGACCACGCTTTGCGCCACGCCGAATCCCGGCGCAGCCAGGTCTCGTCGTTCTCGTCGTTGAGGATCTCGACGCCGAACACCAGGTCGCGTCGCAGGACGCGGTGGTTCAGGTACCGAGCGCCGGGGAAGTTCCCCGGCTCCTCGTACGTCGCCTTCACCGGCGGGTCGAGCAGACCCGTCACCTCGGTAGCGAGGTAGATCCCCTCGGTGCCGTTGGTGAGGTCGAACCACTCACCGTTGACACCTTCGAGTTCGACGAGGGTATCGGGGTCCAGCAGTCTGGAAGCCATGTAACTCCTCGTTACGTTTCAAGTTAGCGGCGTGTGTAAGTGAGCGCTTGCTTATTCACTTCGTTGTTCTTCACCGCGATAGCGTCGTCAACCGAGTTGACCTGGATGTTCATGACGTTCCCGAGCGCCTGGGTGCCCCAGTCGAGCGCAGCGTTCAGACCGTTGGTGATCGCGCCCCCGCCGATGCCGAGGTCGCCCATCGCCTGGTCGAGGTTCGCCCGAGCGAACCCGGCGACGGCGTCAGTGCCCTGCTGCCACGACGACGCGATCTGCTCACCGAGGAACTGGGCCAGCGTCTTCTGCTCGCCTAGCTCGCCGGTCTGCTTCTGCTGAAGCTTGAGCTGGTCCTTCTGGAGCGCCAGCTTGTCCTTCTCGGCCTGCAGCGCGTTGATCTGCTCCTGGATCGCGGCCTTGTCCTCTTTAGACCCGGCCTCGTTCTTCTGGACCTTGAGCTGCTTCCTCTGCAGTTCGAGCAGGTCCATCTGATCCTGGACGTCTTTGATCTGCTGCTTCATGTCGTCGCTGAGCAGCGAGGAGCCGTCCGCGGCTCCCGCGATCGGTTCGGCGAACGACTTGTTCAGCTCCTGCGACGTATCGAGCGTCGACTGCAGCGAGGTCTGGACATCACCGAGGCTGGACTGTAGAGCGGCTGTACCGCCCCCGAGGTTGAAGGCTACGGCTCCGGGAGCGGTGCCGAACGTCTCCTTGAACGCCTCGAAGATCTGCTTGGCCATCTGCTTGGCCCGGTCGAGGACCGGGTCCAGCCCGTTCTCCAGACCGGTGCCGAGGCCTTCCATCAGCGCTTCGCCGGCGGGGATCAGCTCTTTCCGGTCCTTGGGCAGAGGCCCCTTGACCGCGGCGATCTTGGCGGCGATGCCGGACGCGAACGAGAGCACCGACTCCAGGCCTGCCTTGATACCGGACAACAGTCCGTCCATCAGGGCTTTACCCGCGGCCACCAGGGCCGAGCCGAAGTTACCGGCGGCGGCAGCGATCTTACCGGGCAGAGCCTGGATCTCGGCCAGGACTCGGGAAGCCCCCTCGACAGCCGCCGAGACCATCTGGTTGAACGCGTCCCGGACAGCGTTGACCGCTACCGAGAATGCGTTGGAGATGACCGAGCCGACAGAGCTGAACGCGTTGCCGACAGCGGAGAGAACCTGCCGTGCCCCGGCGGAAACTCCTGCGACGATCTGGCTCCAGACCGCCGAGACGCTCGTGGTGATCGAGTTCCAGACGTTCGACAGCGTCGACGGGAGTGTGGCGATCGTAGCGGCTACCGACGACATAGCGGTAGCGGCGGAAGTCTGCACCGAGGACCAGACCTCGGATGCCTTCATCTTGACGCCTTCCCAGCCGATCTGGAGCTTGGCGAACATGTCTCGCCAGCCCGCGTCCTCGGAGGTGAACGGAGCGAACAGGTCGTCTGTCAGAGCGGACCCGTCGAAGTTCGGTAGCAGACCCTTGAACAGGTCGCCCATCCCGTTGAGGGTGTTAGACAGGTTGACGATCGACTGGAGGGAGTCTCCGATCGACTTCAGCCCCTCGTTGAAGTCCTCGATGTTCTTCGGGTCTTTGAAGAAGTCCAGACCGCTTTCGAGAATCCCCCCGACGCCTTCGAGCAGCGTCTTGAGGGAGGCCCCGAGGCCGTCGAACGCTTTGTCGAGCGTCCCGTCCTCGTTGAGTTTGTTGATCCAGTTCCGGAACGACTCGCCCGTCTGGTTGAACCAGTCAGCGACGTTCGGCAGCTTCGAGGTGAACTTCTCAGCCAGAGTGAGCAGTCCGTCGGTGAACGATCCGATGCCAGGAGCGGCACGTGAGATAGCCGCGCCGATGTTCGAGATAATCCCCTCGATCTTGACCATCCCGGCCTCAGAGGTGATGGTGTCGGTGAACGACTTGGCGAAGTCCGCCATACCCTGCGTCACCTTCGGCAGGTTCGCCGCCAGCATCGGGAACGCCTTACCTAGCTGGTCGAAGACCGGCCCGAACTGCTGCTCGACCGCCGCAGACATAGACGCTTTGAGAGCCTCGAACGGCTCCTGCAGCCGCTCCGCAGCCTTCTTCAGGCCGTCGATGCCGAGGGCCAGTGCGCCGATCGGCACGGCTACCGCGGAAATCAATCCGGGAAGAGTCAGCAGCGCAGAGGTCAGTAGTCCGATCAGCGGGGCGGCCAGGACGGTGATACCTGCGAAGATTGCCGCGTAGCCCGCCGGGTTGATACCGGACCCGAACGACGGCCCCGGGATGTTGGAGATGCCTTCGGAGATCCTGCGGAAGAACCCCTTGTCAACATCGACGTCCGCATCGACCTTGACCTTGGCGGACATACCTTTGGTCTTAGCCGCAACCTCGGAGCGGAAGTTCCCCATGTCAGGCTCGACCGGGATCTTCACCTTCATCTTCTCGGCGGCTTCGACAGCCGCCTCCAGCTCGCGGTAGAACCCTTTGAGGTTTGGGGTGACCTTGATAGAGATTATGCCCACTTCTTTGCCTGGCACAGATCACCTCCTTTATCCACCCGTTGCCCGGGCCTTCCGATTGCGGGAAGCAGCCATGCGCATGGCTGCGACGGCTCCGAACGAGCCGGGTTTGTACTTCTTCGCCTTGTACGGCTTCACCTTCGGAACCGGGAACGGTTCGGGCGGAGTCAGCCGGCGGCGTTTGTCCTTCGGCGTGTTCGCCATCAGGTACATGAATTTGAGAGCTCGGATTTCGTTGACCAGCGCCGCGGTGGTGTACGTCTGATCGGTCCAACCGCGGAACTGAGGCCCGCCCTGCTTCTCGGACCAGAACCTGCCCTCCCGGGGCAGCTCTTTGATAAGCGCCAGGACCTGGACAGGTCCGAGCCGGGAGGCGGGATCGAACAGATCCGCGAGGTTCATGTGGTACTCAGACCGGAAGTCCGCGTACAGGGCGTCGCCGTAGTCGTCGATCAGTCCTCCGAGCTGGAGGCTTCCCCCACTTGCGTCTCCTCCAGCCAGTGGTTGAGGATCTTCGTGGCGACCGCGACGTCCTCGTCGATAGCGTCGAGTAGCGTCTTGGAGTCCCGGCCCGCGGCCAGGCTGAGGATCTTGAACACAGCGTTAGTCAGCTTGTCGACGTCTGCCTCGGTGGTGTCATCGGAAGACTTGTCGTTGACCGCTTTGATGATGTCCAGCTGCTTCAGCACGTCTTTGCGCACGTCCTTGCGGAGGCGCGTCGCGTTGCGGAGGTGGACGACGGTGTCTTTGTCGATCTGGATCGGTACCGGGGCTCCGAACTCGCGGTCGGCTTCCTCTCGGATGTTGTCCAGGTTGAGAATCGTGCTCATAGGTGGCAGGCCTTTCGATTGGCGGCGGGCTTAGGTAAAGCGGGAGGTGGGGAGCCGCCCAAGGCCCGCCAAGGTGTGCAGGCGGCTCCCCGTTTGACACGGGTTACGTGTCAAGTTCGAATCAGACGACGTCGACGGTTACGCCGGAGCCGCCCTCGGTGCTGTCAACGCCCAGCGCAACAGCCAGCGGACCCGTGATCTCGAAGTCCGAGCCGTCGGCCGTGACCGTCCACGCAGACTCGGCGACACCGTCATCGACGGCACCGATCGCGGTCTTGATCGCGGAAGCGTTGGCGTTGTAGGCGATGTCGCCGGTGGACTTGCCGCCGACCAACAGGGTGTAGTCACCACCGGTAGCGCCGCCCAGATCGAGCAGGTACACGACCGGCGCGTCAGCAGCGTTGAACCAGTCCTCTTCGATCCACTCGTACAGGTTGTACGACTGGTAGTCAAGGAAGGTCGCGCGCACCGGCAGAGCGCCGAACTCGTCGGTTGCCAGCGAGATCGCGTCCTCGCGCTTCAGCGAAGCCTTACGGGCGTGGAAGCCGAGGCGAACGTCGTTGTCGACGATCACGATCAGCAGCGCACGCTCGTTCACGACCGAGCCGGACTTCACGCCGAAGATGCCGGGGGTAGCCGACTGGTTCGGGCCGAAGTACAGCTCCAGAGCCGACTCGTCGAACTGGGTCAGGTTGATGACCACGTAGTCCGCGATCTCTTCGGTCTCGACCTCGCGCAGCTTCTTCTTCTGCCACGAGCCGCGGACCTCGGAGTCGCCGCCGTCGAAGCCGAACTCGGGCAGATCATCCTCGGACGTGTGCCCGACGAGCTCCCAGCCGGTGCGGTCCCACGCCTCGGGGTGCTCCAGGTCGATCAGCTTGAGCTGAGAAGGGGTAGGTGCCGCCGTGCCGACCGCAGCGGTGTACACGTACCCCCGCGCGGCAATGAGGACGGCATCATCTTTCAGTGCCATTTGGTTCCTTAGTTCTTAGGGGGCCGGATGCCGAGTCGGATCAGGCCGAAGACGCGCCAGGTCCGGTCAAACGGTGACGGGCCGTGGGACGCGCCCAAGGTCTCGGTCACCGAGTGCAGATAGCCGGCTGGCGTTTTGGTTTGAAGACGTGCAGCGCGGTACAAGACCTCTAGGGCGTCCTCGTACATCTGCTCGGTGGTGGGCAGGTCGGCCGCTGAGTAAGCGGTCATCTCGACCACCGGCTGCGTGAACAGCGTCGGATGCTCCGGGCTGCGGGTGCCGCCTACGCGACGGACGGTGATCAACGGGAACGTGCGGGAGTCGATGTCCTCGACCCACGTCCCGACATGCACACCCGTCAGAGACGGGACAGTGCTGATCGGATTGGACAGGTCCTCGTGGCCGCGGAGAATCGGGAGCACGACCTCACCGACGATCGGAAGCTTGCCAGCCATGCGCTACCCCCTCTTCCCGCGCTTAGCGCCGGTAGAGATAGCGGTCTGGCCGCCGAACCCGGCGGCACCGGTGAGGATGTACAGCCCCTGCGGAGCCTTCGTGACGCGGCCGTACTTCTCCGGGTCGAAGACGCCGGACGGGTAGTGGCCGTACTCGATCGACTCGGGGCTAGGGGCCTCCATGTTGACGTAGGCATCCACCGAACCGTTGGTCCGAGTGATCTTCGTCAGATGGTCCGGGCCGTGGATCTTCTCCCACTGAGTGCTCGCACGAGCGGCAGCCAGGTTGGCCTTCGCCCGGTCAGCGACCTCGTCAGCTTCGGAGCGCATCTCGTGGACCACACCGGGCAGGTGCGACACGACTTTGTTCAGACCGGATCGCCCGTAGTACAAAGGCATCAGAACCTCCGAACCACGTATTCGAGGCGGGCGGTGCGGCGAGAGCCGTTGTAACGACGAGGGTCGCCGTACACACCCCAGCGCTCACCGCGCCACACAACCTCAGACCCGGACTTCAACTCGGTCGTGAACGACCGGGGGAGCCGCATCGTGTAGACCTGCTCGGTCACGTCGCCGATGTCGTCCATCTCCGCCCGACGGGCAGACGTGCCCGACTGGTTCTGGATCTGGAAGCGAGCGACTGTCTCGACGCCGGTGGCAGAAGGGCCGACCAGGGTGTTGCCCAGCCGGTCCTTCCGAGTCACCTCGGGGTACACCGTTACGGGCTCGTAGTTAGCCCCGTCGTCCAGTAGCCCGCTCATCAGTAGCCCCAGTACAGCGGGGAGCTCTGCTGGAACACCTGCCACTCGACCGAGCCGAACGCCGGGTATTCACCCGAGCGCTCCAGCGGAGTCTTCGGACGGACGTTGAGCACGCCGACGTTCTTGGAGAGCCCGAGCTGAGCCCACTCTTTGTCGGTGATCTCGATCGCCCCGGTGTTCAGCCGCCAGTTGAGCTGGTACGAGTAGTTGCCGTCGGTCTCACCGATGTAGCCGTCGGGGTTGCGGATCAGGCGCGTGACCGCGGAGGCCTCGACCTTGATAACCCGCTTGAGGTAGTCCTCGTCCTCGGCTTTGTCGTCCAGGTCAGGGATACGAGAGCGGATCTCGATCTCGGCGTCCTCTAGGAACGTCTCGACCTGGGTCTCTTCGTCGTCGGTCAGCGGCCGCCCGAGCCGCGCGACCACGTCGCTGGGCTCGGCGTATGCCATTAGGCTGACGCCTCCAGATCCGCGATACGCTTCTCCAGCTTCGCAATGGCCTCGTTGACGGTGTCAGCGGCCGCAACAGCAGCCTCCGGCTCGGTGCCGATCTCGTAGCCGGTGAGGGCCACGTCGGCCCCGTTGAGCACGACGTTGGCGCTGAGCGCCTTCGTGTTGACCGTGCGCGTGGTGGGCACGTAGTTGGAGTGGGTGTGGTTACCAGCGGCAACCGTGCCCGCGGCCGTACCCACGTTGAGCAGTGCGGAGTCGCCGAGGTCGGTGACGTCGGCCGCCTCGTGGGTGTGTGCGGCCGGGGGGAAGTCCTCGGGGACATCGGTGATGTCGGCGTAGGCGTGGGTATGAGCTGACGGAGGGAAGTCCTCCGGCTTGTCAGCCACATCGTCCCAGGAAACCTCGACCTCGTCGGGCTCTTCTGTTTCCAGGTCAGCCAGCTTGGCGATGATCTCGGCGTCGCTGAGCGAGCCCAGCCATCCCCGGACCACGGCCCCGTTGAATGGAGCAGTCATATCTACCTCCAGGTAGTGGTCGGGACAGTCGGGTAGGGGCTCCCGAAGGAACCCCTACCGTTCTGTGTCAAGGTTGGATCAGGCTTCCGGGTCTTCGTCGTCGACGAACTTGATGAAGGCCTGCTTGTCGCCGAGCAGCCAGCCGAAGGTCACCTCGATCAGGATGGCAATCTGGTTGGTCTGCCACATCGAGACGGTCTGCGGGGTGGGGGACGTGTTGTCCGTCAGGGTCGCCGTGTCCGACATCTTCACGCGGATCTCGTCGGCGAAGCCGTACTTGAGCTGCGAGAAGTCGCCACCGACGACGCGGACCTTGGAGTCGGTCGCGGCGCCGAGGTCGCCGCCGACGGCCTTGCCGAACTGGACGGGCAGGCCCAGCAGGTCGCCGGTCGCGGCGGCCAGGTTGATCCGGGTCGGGTCCACGTTGCCGTTGGCGTCGCGGTAGGCCTGCGAGCGGAGCAGACGCGCGCGGTAGCGCGGGTCGGCCGCCCAGCCGTTGAAGTCGACGTCGGTGTTGGCCGAGACGAGGTCGTAGCCGTCCAGGAAGCGGTCCAGCAGCGGCGCGGTGCCGGTCTGCAGGTAGTCGACGTTGGTCGTGTTGGCGATCACGTTGTTGGTGTCGATACCCTGCAGGGCCGAGCCGGTCAGCGGAGACTTACCGTGGAACACGGCGAGGTCGATACCGCGGCCGATGGCGTACGCCAGGTCAGCCTGCAGCTTGGTGTACAGGCCGGCCGGGTTCATGCGAGCGAACTCTTCCGACACGGTGACGATGGTCGCCAGCTTGATCGGCGCCACGGAACGGGTGTCCCATGCGGTGCCGGACAGCGGCTTGGTGCCACCCTCTCGCTGCTCGTTCGACGTACCCACGCCGACCTGACCCACCTCGGGGCGCTTCACGGTCGTCGGGATGATCGTCTCGCCGTACGAGATCGGGATGTTCTCGCCGAGGCGCAGGACAAGCGAGCTCTCCTGGGCCTTGTCGAAGATGGGGCCGACGATCTCCTTGGGGAGCAGGTCGGACGGGACGTGGGCCAGACGGCCCTGGTGGTTGCTGCCCGCGGTGTTGGGGGCGAGCTCGTTCAGGGTTGCCACAGGGGGCTCCTTACTTGCCTAGTTGGGTTTGCATGAGCGCGGTGAAGGCCACCGCAGGGTCGTTGCTCGGGGCTTCTGTGCCGAGGCCTTGCGAGCGGTCGACAGCGGCCACGGGGCCGTTCTTCAGGCCGAACAGGGTCTTGAGGCTCTCGGCGTGCGTCTTGAGCGCTTCCTCCGAATCGCCCTGCAGCGTGTTCGCGAACGTGAACAGCGGCGTGGGATCGGGGGTGAGAGCCTGGACCGCGGTCACCAGACGGTCGAAGTCGTGCTGCTTCTCGGACGCGGAGGTAGCCGCCTGGGCTGCCTGGGCTTCGAGAGCTGCGAGCTTCTCCGCGAGACTGTCGCGCTCGGTCTCCACGGTGCGGAGCTGAACTCGGTAGTTCGCGGCCTCGGTGTTCGCCTTCGAGAGCTTCTCGCGAGCCCAGTCAGGCAGGTCCTCGCTCTTGGGAGCGGGGGCCGCCGGAGCCGGGGCAGCGGGAGCTACGGGTTCGGGCGTCGAGGGGGTGTCGGTGGGTTCGGTCATCTGTGCCTCCTGGGCGTGGGGTGACTCCTGCTCCTGGCAGGTCGGTCGGGTTGGCGGGCTAAGCAGCGAGTGCTGCGTACTGCTGTGCTGAGATCTCGCCGCGCTCCAGGCGACGGCGAAGGGCGTTGATAGCCAGCTCGTTACGAGTAAAGGGCTGGCCCTTTTTCTTACCGCTCTTGTGGACAAGGCCTTTGTCCTCAAGGTCGATGGCTTCCTTGGTGGCGTCTCCCCAGAGGTCGAGGGCGCGGTCGGCAGCTTCTTTGCCGAACCAGTCCTCGTTACGGAAGACGGGGATCACCTTGCAGTCACACCCGGTGTGCCACTGTTTGATCTCTCCGCCGATGTCGGCGAAGTAGGTCTCCTGGTCTTTGTTCTCGAACAGCTCCAGAGCGTGTTCCGTATCAAGGTCGAGACCAGCGGTCTCGGCCCGGACGTACGTAGGTCCGCGGCTGATCAGCATCAGGCACCAAGCGCAGGTCTCCCGGCCCGTCGCGACGCGAGCCCAGCCCCGCAAGACGCGGGGCTCTGGGTCGTTCTCGACGGCGTGGATGATCTGCTGGCGGCCTGCGTTCTCCACCTCGCGGACGGCGCGCAGCGTCAGGTGAGTCAGCGCGTCCCCGCGGGTGTCCGCCTGCTGCATCCGCTCACGAGCCGGGTCCATGTTCTCGACGAACTTCTCGAACGTCGTCCCCTCCAGGGGCCGATCGTTACGAGGGAGGTCCGGGTGGTGCTGCGCCCGCTGCGAGTCGTAGAACCTGCGAGCGAGCACCGATGCCTCGGTGCGCCGGCGCTGGATCTCGGGGAACAACAGGTCCAGCAAGCGCAGCCAGTCGAACATCGTCAGCGCGGGCTGAGCGAAGAACCCGGCCACGTTCCTGACGTGCCGGACTACTGCGGCGGAGATGAGGAGCTGCGCGGCGGCGTACTCCTCCGGGTTCACCGGGTCTTGGTCCGGTTAAATCCGGAAGGCGACGTCTGCGTCTCCGTCTTGGTCTCGGTGACCGTCGGCTTCGGCGTGGCGTCAGCCTGGGCTTTCGTCGTGGAGTACAAGGTGTCGATCATGTCCTCGGTCTCCTGCTTGTCCCAATCGCGCATCTGCTCGCGCTGAGTAGCGGTGTAGCCGAGGTCGATGCGAGCCTGCTCCTTCGGGATCGGGCCCTGGCCGTTGGCGTACAGCTTCGACACAGCGTCAGCCTTAGCGGCGACCGTCGGAGTCGACGGATCGCGCCAGACTGTCTCCAGCCGGGTGTACTCCTCGGTGACCTCGCGGCCCATGATCTGCATCGCGATCCGCATCGCGCGCTCCCAGGCACCGCCGAAGATCCGGCCTTTACGCTCGGCCATCTTCACGATCCGGGAGTCGGTAGCGATGATGGCCTCAGCCGAGGCGGGGTTCTCCGACGAGGACGACAGGTACTGAGGCGGCAAGCCGGTGATAGACGCGGCCTCTTTGCGGAAGACCTCCATCTCCTCGGCGAAGTTCCGCAGCTCGGCAGCCTTGAACTCGGAGATCTTGGCGGCCTCAGAAGCGAGCGTCAGGATGCGTCCGTAGTAGATGTCGAGCGTCGTGTTCTCGCCGTCGTTGGTCAGCTCGTCGGTGGTGACACCGGAGATGACGCGGAGCGGGGTGCCCAGGATCTGGGACGCCGACTGCAGGTTCATCAGCGTGCGAGACGCGGCGTCGGTGACCTTGCGCAGCTCCGGAGAGATCTCCGAGCGGCCGTAGCGGTTACCGAGGCGCGGGTCGTTGGTCAGCGGCACGACCGGGACCACACCGAGCCCGTGCTTGATGACGTCCCCGTCGACGACCCACTGGTCGTTGAGCCCACCGTTGCGGCGGAGCGGGACAGTCTCGTCAGGCAGGTACAGCGTGGCTCGATCCGGGACCGCGACGTCGTCGCGCGTCGTGTAGAGACGGACAGCGCGGGTGACCCGGCGGGTGTTGCGTGGGTCCAGCTCGGCGTACATGTACAGCGGGGACTCGACCCGGATCAGCGGGATGCCCGCGGGGTCTCCGGACTCGACGTCCGGGTGGCTGACCGTGATGTACGCGCGGCCGAACGTCAGCGAGTCGTCGTGTCCGAGGACCGACTCTTCGTCCAGGTCGTTCGCCTGCCACCAGTTCCAGAGCTCTTCGAGCCCCTCGGAATCCTCCGAGATACGGAACCCCTCGATGTCCAAGCGATCGGACAGAGTGCGGAGGTAGGTAGCGACCCAGCCCGGTTGGACGTCCAGGTAAGCCAGCTCCGGTGGAGCACCGATCCCGATCGTCTTCAGCCGGCGCGTCCCGTTGCGGTAGGCCTCGGCTTCCAGCAGGTTCGGCAGGTCCCGTGCGAGGAGCCCTTGCAGTCGCTCGACGTGCTCGTGGTAAGTCGTCATCGCAGCAGACCCGCCCCCTTTCCTGTGTTGCTCTTGCTGAGCAGGAAGTCTTGGCGCGAGCCCCAAGCGAGGACAGCCGTCACAGCGGCGTCGATCTTGCGCTTGGATTCTTTGCCAGGTTTCCTGATGCTGATTGCGTCGTATATCGTCGGGTGCTGGTGCGCGTTGGTGATGTGCGCTTTGAGCACCGGGTTGTTGTCGTGTTTGACCTCGCCCGCCAGAACAGCGTCGCGGAACCGCTCGCAGTCCAGTGCGAATCGCTTTTGCTGGCCGCGCATGTCGAAGGCGACCGGGTTACCGGGGGAGGCGTTGATCTTCAGCTTGCGCCGGAAGTCCTGACCCCAGGCGTCGACCGACTGCTCGAACTCCTTGACGTCCGCGCGCATACCGACGACGTCGTACTTCTCGAACATCGACCGGACGTACGCGTCCACGTCCTGGCGCGGGACCTTGTGGCCCTCGTACTTCTCAGGCACCCAGACCTTCACCAGGAACAGCGCCCCGTCCTCGACCCGGCACGCGGTGAGCGCGGTGTGGTCGTTGGACAGCGAGCCGTCGAACCCGAGCGTGATCCGCTCGCCCTTCCTCAGCGGAGGTAGGTTGATGTCGTGGTTACGGTCCCACTCAGACGGTGCGATCCACGATTCCTCAGTCGCGTTGACCTGGTTGAGGAACTTCCGTCGGGACTCGATGACGTCGTTCTTCGCCGTCAGGACCGACATCAGAATGTCGTCGAGCGGGAGCCAGATCGAGTCGCCGCGGGCGATCTCCAGGCCCTTCATGAGCTGGGCGACCCCGGCCTCGTACCCCTCGGGGTCGTCGGACGGGAACGGGATCTCGGAGACCGGCGTGTCAGCCGGGGCTTCCAGGGCGTCGTAGAGGACGCCGGTGTCGATAGCGTCGCCTGCCAGGATGTCCAGCCAGTTCAGGTAAGACATCTCCGCGACGGTGTCGTCGCCGGGCCGGTGAGCGTTGCAGATCGACAAGGTGCGGGCACCGTCGACCTTGGTCATGTTGCCTTCGATGACCTCGGCCATCTGGTGGCCGTCGTTGACCTCGCCGCCGGGTCCTACGCCCCACCACTGCGTCTCGTTCTGGACGACGAACGTCGGGCGGTTACCCTCCATCGACGCGGGGGACGCGGTAGCGGCTTCTAGCCGGCCGCCGATCTCGGAATAGATGATGAAGCGGTTGACGGACAAGCCGTACTCGGTCTTCAGCTTCTTCGAGACCATGATCGGGAACAGCGAGAACGTGTTCTTCGTCTGGTCCTGGGAGACCGCGGCGATCGTGATCCACGCCGCGTGCCGGGTCTTGCCGACCGGGTTACCGTTGTCGTCGAAGTGCGAGAAGGCGACTGGTCCGCAGAGTTCGGCGAGCGCGAGCGCGCCGATCATCGGGTCCTTTCCCCAGCCCTTCATCCGGCGGAGCGTGCCCTCGCGGTAGGCGTACTTCCCTTGGTCGTCGACCGCGTACCACCAGGCGATGAATCTCGCCTGCTCCAGCGTCGGGACGAACGGGCCGTCGCCAGCGGGGGAGTTGACGTACTCGAACAGCCAGCTGATGATCTGCCAGCCGAGAGTCTTCTCAGGCAGGAACCATGAGCCGTCTTCGTACTGCCGCCAGGTCGGCCCCTGGATATGCGACGGGGCGGGGAGTAGCGACTCCGGGTAGTGAACCGCCACTCCACCTCCTCGTTACGTATCAAGTCACAGAGCGCAGAAAGTCCGTCGCAGGGTCGATGTTGTAGTTCGTATGCGGAGTCGTGCCGCGGATGAAGAACAGACCAGCGTCCAGCACCGCGCGGATCAGCGCGATCAGCTCGAACGTCGGGTTAACCCCGATCTCCAGGAGCTGGCGCAGGATCGAATCCGGACCAGAGAACACCCGGGACATCATCACGACCTTGTAGATCGCGGTCTTCATCTCGCCCGAGTCGCCCTCGCAGTCGGTGTACAGGTCGCCTTTGTGGGCGTAGTTCCTCCACCAGTCCGGGGTGTTGACCATCAGCTGGTCAGCGATACCGTGCGACTTCGCCGAGGGCATCTGACCGCCCGGGTCAGGCCACACCTTGCCGGTCTCGCGCATCGGGTTGCCGAACGTCACGGCTCCGCGCACGTGGTCTTTGACCCAGTGCAATCGTCCGGTCACCGGCTTGATGTGGTACTCCCACAGCTCGGAGGTGACGATCGCACCTTGCGAGTAGCCGATCATCGACAGCCCGTAGCGCTCGATGCGCTGGCGCTCTTCCTCCAGGATGCGGGTAGCCTCGGTGACCCCGTTCGCCACGGACGGCCCCATCGGGAACGCCTGCGCGGTGTACGGCGGGCCTACCGGACGCCACAGGTACACATCCCCGAGACGTCTCGCAACGTCAGCGTCCGGGCCTATCCACCAGGGGACTCCTGTCCCGGAGACGGTGAGTAGTACCGGGCGGGTGTCCTCGGGAGCCGGAATCCCCAGCGCGCGCAGATCGTCGTCAGAGACGATCCCGTCGAGCGGCTGGAACGTCCGGGACTCGTACTCGGTCTGCCACGCCTCAGCCCGCGGGCCGAACTCGTCGGTGTCCGTGGGCAGCGGGCCGTGGACTCGCGCGTACCCGGCGAACCGGGCCGCCATCACCTCGCGCCAGCGGCGCACCGTAGGGTTCCGGTCGCCTAGCTTAAGCGGCATGGAACTTCTGCTCGGCAGCCAGCCACTTCTGGATCTGGACCTGAGCAGCGGTGATGTCCTCGGGCTTGACGCGCTTCAAGATGCGCTTCGCCAGCTCGGGGTTGTTCGTCGGATCGTCGGAGTTCGACACCGCGTACAGCAGCGCGATCGAGACCGGGTCGCCGTAGATCACAGCGAGCTTCTCGACCAGCTGGATATGGACGTTCGCGTCCGTCGACCAGGACAAGCCGGCGATCGTGTCGACCTCGCCCTCGTGCGGCCAGTGCAGCGGAGAGCGGGACTTGCGCTTGTACTTGGCCTGCTGGCGAGCCAGGTCCAGCAACTCACGCTGTTCAGCGTCGGTTAGAGCAGACAAGAAGTCGTCCTCTTCGTGAAGTAGTTGCAGCAGCGCATCGCCCTGGGCGAGCGCGCGGTTGTAGCGGGCTTGTCGATCCGCGAGGCCGTTGGTGCCGCCGTTGATCCGGCGGGTGACCGTGTTCAGGTCGCGGCGGTCGGACAGCTCGTTGATGTCCGGGCGGGCGACCGTCCAGTACCAGGCAGGGCCGATGCCCGCCCACTTCAGATCAGCGAGCTCGCGGTAGTTCACGACGAAGTAGTCCGGAGTCGGAACCATCCCGAACGCGTACGCCCACTGCGAGAACGACCGGTAGTTGTAGTCCCAGGTGATCTGAATCCACGTCCGGCCGATGTACGGCGCATACCGCCCGTTCTTGGCGATCTCCTCGGTGTACTGGAACGACCCGGACTCGTGTCCGATCTGAGCCAGCCACATCGCGATGCGGTTGACGTTCGTGCATTCGGATTCCCGGAGGCCCGAGCGAACCGCGGGCAGGATCTCCGCCGCGCGAGCTTCGCTCAGGCCGGTGGCCGCCGCCAGGATGGGGGCTGCGGACGCCGGGGCGCTACCCCTCCGGAAAGTCGAGTAGCCGTCAGCGCGGATCTTGCGCGCGATGAAGTCGGCTGTCTTCGGGTTGCCGTAGGTATCGAAGTTGCCACCGTTGCGGAGGCTGGCGAGCTGGAAGTGCATCGCATCCTTGGGCGACGACCAGTCGTTGCCCCAGAACACCATGCCCTCGTAGAAGTCGAGTAGCTCTTTGACCCGTGCTTTCTTCGCGGCGTCGAAGCCTGCGTCCGGGACCTGGAACGGGTGGGTGTTCCAGTTCAGGTCCATCGCGGTGCCGCTCAGGTGGTTGGACGACGGGACCGAGTTGGTCGGCGTCCAGCACGCGGAGTCCGCGTCGCGCAGCGGCTCGACGTACGCGTGGAAGTCAGCGGCGAACGCGCGCAGGATCGCGAGAGGCTGGCCCTTGGCGATCTGCAGCGTGACGCTCGTGCCGGGGATCTTCGTCCACTCGCACTCATCGGAGTTGAGCATCGGCCACCCGTTGGACGAGTGGGTCAGCCCATAGACGACCCTCGGCATCAGCGCTTGAACGGGTTGATAGCGTTGATCAGCTGCTCGGGGAGCCGAGACAAGTCGGGGAACAGACCGATGATCTTGTCGTCCAGCCGGGACAGATCCGGGATCTTCGCCAAGATCTTGTCGTCGAGGTCAGCGAGGTCGGGCATCTTCGCGGTAGCCCGGTCGATGACCTGGTTCAAGAACTCGGGGTGAGCCCGGAGGTAGTCGAAGACCGCCTTCACAAGAGCAGCGGCGAACATGGTGATAAGGCGGTTCATGAAGTCCTTAGTCGGTAGCGGCTTCGATCAGGTCCCACAGGTCGGAGTCCTCTTCTGGGACGTCGATCAACCAGCGGTCCTGGTGGTGCGTCACCCGGACAGGTCCGGGCGGTAAAGTCAGCGCGAGCTCTCCGTTGAACGGCTTCACGCGCACGACGCGGGGCGTGATGATCACGCCGTCCTGCTCGCGCAGGTCGCTAGAGAAAGTCCAGTGCGAGTCGTCCGGGCGTCCGGAGATGTCGTGGACGGTAGCGGTAACAGTCGCCATACCGGCCCTTTCGTCAGGTGACCGGGGTCATCGGGATAGCGATGCTCGCCCAAGGGGAGCCGGTCGACGAGATCGTGCCGGTGAACGAGTACGCGGCGGAGGAGTCCCGAGCAGCCATGCCGCCCGCGGTGCCGCGGTCGTTCAGTCGCCCGGTGCCGCCCGACGGGGTCAGGGACACGTTGCCCGAAGACCAGTTGAATGCCTGGAACACGCGGCCGTTGGCCGGGGGTGCGGAGATCGAGTGCGAAGGACTTGTACCGGTGCCCGCAGCGGTCGATACGGTGCCTACGCTTGCGACGTTCAGATACGAGATTGCGAACGAGGCCGCCCAGTTGGAGCCGTTTTTGTCGACCTCCACGGTCTGCGACCCGCCCGGGGCGCTCGCTAGGGTGTAGACCCGGAGGTAGCCGTTCGACGCCGAGTTGTTCATGGTCTGCTCGGCACCTGTCACCAGAGTCATCGCGTTGCCGCCGTAGGTGACGCTGGCGACGGTGTTGCTGCCGAGGAGGTGGACCGCGACAAATACCCGAGCCCCTGCCGTAGCAGAGAACGAGTACGACAAGTCGCCTAGCCCGCTCGAGAACGACGACACCGCGTCGAAGTCAACGGTCGGCGGAGGAGCCGCGGACCAGATCTCGGTGGTCCCGATGCTGATCTTCTGGATCTCGGTCGAGCCGATCGCGGCTTTCGCGAAAGCCGTCGTGGCAAGTGACATACCTGCCACGGCGACCTCCTATGCAGTCCTGAGATAGATAGTGTTCGAGTCTTTTGTGCCGATCGCGGTGTACTGCGCCTCGGTCCCGACCCAGATCGTCAGCGTCCGGGCACCGGAGTTGTCCGAGCCGGCGACGTAGCCGGTAGCCAGCTTCGACAGCGCGATACCCGCACCGGAAGCGACTTTGGCGTTGGTCACCGATCCGTCCGTCGGGGTGCGGGTGTTCGACAACCTGGAGTCGTTACCGACGCACGCGGTCGTAGACGACGTCCCGAACGAGACGTTCAGCGTCCGGCTCGCGGACAGATCCCCGCCGCCGGTCAAGCCGGTACCCGCGGTGATCGTGGTGGTCTTGTCGGCTTTCGCGCCGATCTGCGAGGCGACCGTGGTAGCGAAGTTCGGGTCATCGCCCAGCGCCGCGGCCAGCTCTTTGAGCGTGTCCAGCGTCGCCGGTGCCGAGTCGACCAGCGCGGCCGTGCCGAGAGCCACCCGCGCATCTACCTCGGCCTCGTCGAGCTTCTCGTCGAGAGCGTCCTGGAGACCGGTGACGTTAGCTATCGAGTGGGTGTGCGAGCTCGGGGTGAACGTCGACGGCTTGTCGTCGATGTCGTCCCAGGACACCGAGCCTGCCTCGGGCGGGTTCGAGACCAGGTACGCGGCGATAGCCGAGTCGAGGTCGGTGACATCCGCGGCGACGTGGTCGTGCGCCTCCGGCGGGAACTCCGCCGGGACGTTCGACAACGCGTCCCAGTCCGCTGACGGCGGGTTCGCGTCGAGGTAGCCGTTGACAGCGTCAGCGAGCAGTTCAGCGGAGGTGCCCGGAGGGACCGCGACCGAGGTGGCGATGAGCGGCCACAGCTCGGCGTCGGTCTCGGGCACCTCGATGAACCAGCGGTACTCGCCGTAGACGACGATCGCGAAGCCGGGTTCCAGCTCTACGCTCAGCGCGCCGTCCACCGGGTTTACCCGGACCTGCTTCTGGGTGAGGATCGAGCCATCCTGCTGGCGGAGCACGGTCGAGAACACCCACTGCTGGTTGTCGGGCTGACCGGTGACGTCGCGGACGTCGGCGGTGATCGTGACGGTCATACCGGCCTCTCGTAGGTTACGTGTAAAGGTGAGCCCGTTTACCGGTGGAGCTCATACCGGCCAGGGGCGACCGCTCTTGGTTACTGGCTGGTCTCGCCTGCCTGGCAAGTTGGTCCGCCCAGAGGCCTGAAGCCGAGTTAACGCGGCCTTCATTTGGGCATAGGCGGGGTTTGCAACGGTTCCTGAGCACGAATACCGCCGTCGTCACGGCAGACCGCCTCAGTCGGGACGTTGCGCCCGGGTCTAGGGGGTTGGGAGGCCGGTCATACGACCAGGCCCTTCTCCGCAACTTCTTCAGCCGAGAAGGTGATGTGTCCGGTGGGCTCGTAGGAATCCCCCACGATCACCGCGACCTTCATGCTGCCGTCTTTCCGGAGTGTGATGTCTCCGATCCGAACCGGGATCTGCACGGGGACACGAAAGTGGGTCCACGACTGGGCGTTGAATCCGCCTACAACCTCGCCCTGATTACTGAGAATCAGCAGCGGAGACTGAGTGTCGGGATCAGTCTCGACCTTATGTCCCTGATGGAACACCCATTCTTGACCGTTGCGGTCGTAAACAGTCACTGCCATGCTTTTTCCTTTCGACGGCAGTTTCGTGACACGCGGTTACGTGTCAAATCTGGTGGCAGCCCCAGCGGGGGAGCACCGGAAGGGGAGCGCTCAACCCCGCCGGGGTGCCGGCTCTAGCTCGACTTCGGCTTACGGAGAGCGCGCTCGAACAGCTCGCCCATCGTCGTCACCGACGCATCCGGGCCGTCTGACTTCGTCCGCTCCACCTCGATCCGGACTCGGCGCCGGTCGCCCTCAGATACGAGGAGCGACGACAGCATCTGGTTCACAGTGGCCAGCATCATTGCCGAGGGATCTGATTTCTTGAGGAGCTGGTCGGCGAAGTGGAGGGTGAACTTCGCGTAGGACCAGTCACTTGGCTGATAGAGCGCGGCTTGCGCCGACTCGGCTAGAGAGTTGTAGAGGTCTCGGACGATCGGGTGAGGATCGGTGAGACCGAGCGGAGGGGACTTCACGGGTCCGGAGACTGGGAGAGTAGTGACCTCTCCGTACTCCGTCGTGTTCCGGCGAACTCGTTCGTCGGACCTCTTCGGGATCGGACCCGGCATGACGCCTCCTGGGCTCGGGGACGCCTGGTCCCTCCTAGTTGCTTCTACGCCCCGGGTGGCGGGGCGGTGGCCGCTTCTTCATCGCGCGCAGCTTCGCGCGCTGAGCGACACCTTCCATCGCGGACTTCCGCGCATGGCACGGTCTGCACGACGCCTGGAGAGGTGACTCCTCGTCGCGGTAGCGGACGTGATCGACCTCGGTAGCCATCCCTGTACAGATGTCCGGGTAGCGGATCTGGCAGCGGTGGCCAGCCGCCCGCAGAACCTCGCGGCGGATGCGAGGCCAGTCGGCCGGCAGCCGCTCACGACGGTCAGATGAGTCCCAACTCACCCGATGACCGCGGACAGAGGTCCGAGGTCGGTGACCCAGACCGACCAAACCTCGTCGCCTTCCGGACCTCCGGTTCGCACCGGGAGGTCACCGAACTCATCTCTGATCCGCTGAAGCTCGTCGATCACGTCGGTGATCGTCAGCTGTTGACTCTCGCCTCTACCCGGATCGGGGCAGGGCTCCGGCCCTGCCGCATGGACGGTGTTGCAGTAGTGGTCATGCGCGTACACCATAAGTTCCCTCCCTGGTGACATACCTGACAAACGTAACCCGCTGCGGGCCGCCTTCGGGCGGCCACGGGTTAGTGGTTCTGTTACGTATCTAGTCGTACGTAACGTACCCGGTTACGTAACCACTGGTTCTGTTGGTGAGTGATGCTTACGTAACGTACCTACCCAAAACGACCATGCTGTATCGGCCGGGGCTTAAACCCCGGCCTGTACGGTCTAGGTACCTCTCTCATCGTTCGGTACCTACCTGGGCGACCGGAGGTCGCTAAAAGGGGTAGTCTCTCTCCGTTCGACTACCCCGACAAGAACCTATGTCGGGGTGCGGTCGCTCGGCAGAGCCTCGCTCCCTTACCCCTCCATAGTAGAGAAACCCGACACTTTCGCGTTTCACCCGTAGAATGTGGCGCACTTCACACGAATATCTTCCTACGCGGGCGTCAGCCGGCGACGGCTCTGCGGCCGTCTTCGCTTGTCTCCGGTGCTGTCTATCGATCCGCACCGTTCGTCCGTCTACGGGGCTCTCAGGGGGCATTACGGGGCCTTCTAGGCCCGCGCTGTTCTCTCCATCGACTTCCAAACCCGTACAAAATCTGGCAGCCGCA